CAACACAACACAACAACACACCGCAACACAGCCAACACAACACAACAACACACCGCAACACAGCCAACACAACACAACAACACACCGCAACACAGCCAACACAACACAACACCTTGTCTTGTTGTCAATCCGTATCTCCCAATCGCCTTTTCTCTCAACTGGCACATTCTCTCTTGACAACACTAGCACTAGTACTTTTGGCTTCGATGTCAATATAGAACTACATACCGCGTCAATCAAGCGATAAGCTCAACTGGTGCCGGCGATAATGTCTGGCTTGATTTCGGTGGCATATAGCATCCTGGATAAGTTTCAACGGACCGCCACAACTCCATGCGGCTTCGCCGCCGCCATAATCGGCAACCCCCAACTGACGGCCAACACGATAATCGCGTAACGTGCAGGCCGCTTCAACCTGACCAAGAGTACCGTACCATTGACAAGCGCGGACCAGCCGTGGCCAACGGTCGAGACACTGTTCCCACGTCATACTGTGCGTCATTGTTCTGACCCTCCTTATGTTTCGGCTACCTCGTCAGTGCCAGACCACCACGTCTAGCAGACCGGGCCGGAGCCCGGTTTCGGCGTTATCTGAGATCATCCACAACCTGCACAAGATACGGTGCAACTCCCAGTATACCCAGATCGGCGATATGGGTATACGGCGCCCAACCTTGCACAGGTGTAAGCTCGATCCCGTACTGCTCGATCGCCTGCGCAGTGGCCATCATATCCTCGACCCCGCTTGCACGCCCGAGTGGCGATACAATCCACTCAGGTGCACGATACTGTCGCGCGTCGATTGGTTGCGCTGCTATGATATTGTGTGTGTGGGTCATTGTCTCGTCTCCTCTACTGTTGCGTCGGTATCAGATGATACCAGCATCCCGCTCCGCTTGCCTCTCGCCAGCGTAGATCGATGCGTGCCGGTCACACTCCGGGCACCAACGATCGTAGACCGCATCACGCGATCTGCTACGTTGCGCGTAGTCTGTCGAGTAGTACGTCATAATCGTGTGTGTACGACCACACTCCGGGCATTGCACCTCGACCGGGTGCACTTCGCATGCGTCGTGCCACTTCTGCATTGTCTTGCCCTCCTTATACGTTGTTGTGACTCCTACTACCTACCATTACCTTTTGCCTATCCCTATTATACCACGTATACCTACCTACCCCGCTTCCATTTCCCAGTTGCACACACTTTTCTTTCCGTCAACAATATCCCCGCTATAACCCTATATATACCAATAACTTACAACTGTTGACAGCACCCGATACAGATCAACTATTTTCATCAGTTGACAAACTTTCTGCCCTAAACGTGTCGCCAGTGATCGATCCCGCTATATCATCCATTTACCGCCATCATAGCAGATGTTTATCAACGTGAACATTTCGATTCGCTAACTCCTGTCAATAGTTAGCAGTAAACTGTTGACAAAGGTGGGAAACCGTTGAGTTGACAAGATATGTCCGAATATGATAACCTAATGTCCGAAAAGTGTACGAAAATGTCCCAAAATGTCCGAAAGTGTCCCAAAAATGTCAACCTAACGACAACTAGCGACTATGAACAAGCTAAATAAGCGACAAGAGGCGTTTTGTCAACGTTACGCCGAGGGTGAAAATGCGACTCAAGCCGCTATCGCTGCTGGATACTCGCCGCGAAATGCTAAACGACAAGCGCATAGGTTGATACACGATACTGAGATCCGCGAACGTATCATGGAGATCAAACGGTCGAAAGCACGTGCGATCGAGGTCAACGCAGAGTGGATTATCCACGAGCTGACGGAGATAGCCCGGGAAGCACGCCAGGATAATGACCGAAAATACGCGCTCGAAGCTCTCAAACTCCTGGGCCAACATTTCGGTGCACTCGCAGAACGTCACATTGTGTCGACCGACGTCACGTTAGCAGCGCTGTTCGCGCAATCCTGTCAAGAGAACATCAAGGTAATACAAGACACAAGACAACACAACACAACACAAGACACCGCTATTGCACAAATCGAACAAAATGTCAACAATAAACCCGCAGAATTGCCAGCATATGCGGGGAATAATGACGATACTGTCGTTGTCAATTCTACAGAATTAAGACAGATAGACGACATAACCTCAATGGTATCAATAGGTTACGACGACAAGCCTACAGAGTAGCGTTTATGCTAGAATCGCAGAAATGTCAAGCGATCCCCCCTTGGGGTTGCATAGGACGAGGGGTTGCCTATAACGCACAATTTTATATTATTTTCTACCTCGCATCATACTATGCGTGCGGGTTGTCAAGTATATATTATTTTTTTTGTAGTGTTTGTGTGGGATGGTGTGGTAATTGTGTGGTGTGGCGTGTGGTAGAGTGGTAATGGCGTACAGTGATGGCGTGTAGTAGTGTGGATGTGATGGTTGCGTGTAAGCGTGTAGTAATGTGGAGGTGATGCGGGTTGGTGTGGTGCGTGGAGTTGCGTGTAAGCGTGGTGAGATGTGATTAATGAGGTGCAATATGAAAGACAGATAAGAGGTAACGCGACATGGTCTATTACATTTTAGGTTGGTTATGTGCGGGGATATTTGGTATACTAGGTGTGGTGGTGTTGGTAGCGGGTTGGATAGTTGACAGGGATATAAAGTAATGGCGGTTTTAGCGTGGATATTAGCGGGTTTTTGCGGGTTTATAGCTGTGTTAGGGTTTTGGGAAGCACATAACGAGAAGGTAGACGAACGAAACAAAGATGGATATTAGGGTATTAGATAGAGAGTTTGACGTGTTAGGACATGGCGGGGTACGGAAGGTATACAGACAGAAGACGATTAGACGGACGGAACGGAAAGTAGGACGTAACGAACCGTGTCCGTGTGGTAGCGGGAAAAAGTATAAGAAATGTTGTATAGGGAAACGGGTATATACTGTAGAGGATAACGAAGAATAATGGAGTTTACGTATATAGCGTTTATATTGGTATGTTTTTTAGTTGGCTGGTTTATAGGCGACATTATAAGTTGGGGTATCATAGCTGGGTTGTTGTTAGACAAAAGAGATAAAAATGCGTCGTCTATATCTGCGGGGTTGTCTAATATGGTGCGAGATGAAAGTGTAAAATGACGTTAATAGACCGTGGATTGTCGTTGTTAGAAGTTCTTGTTGCGCTGGTGATATTAGCGTTAGGGTTAGCGGTTATAGCAACGATGTTGTTGTTATGTTTACGTGGGACAGAAAAGGTTGGTGAATATATGGATGAAATGCAGAGGATAGATGGTAGCGAGTATAATTATATAGTGCCTGTAAAAGATGATAAATAACGAACGAGGATACGAACGATGAACAAAGCGTTTAAACGTGTTATAAAGATGTTTGCCAAGGTATGGATGTTTATAAAACCTACACCTGTACCAAAAAAACCTTTACCTAAAAATATCCTGGCTTTTCGGGCTGCTAACAAAACAAAAGAACGGTATAACCTGTCAGGCGAATTGATGTCTGTTACGGAACTACAGAAAACGTTAAACTCGCAATTAGACCAATCTTCGCGTAGACAAACGAAACATACTATAATGGACTGTATACAGGTGTTTTCTATTGATCCCAGCGCGTTTCTAACAACAGTAATAGGCGGTAAACGGTTTCTGATATATTCAGACGACTATTATAGTTTAGAAAAGACAGACAACATCTGGACGCCGTTAAACATAGTTGGCGCTGTTAGACTATTAACAGCTTCACAAATAGCGACAGTATCGGAAACAGATGCAACGAAACCCAGGACAAAATATGTAATTGAAGGAAGTTTTCAAGAGAAGTATGGACTCAGGTGAATGGACAGACGCGGGTTTATATGCAGTATGTTTATATTTGTAGAGTTTGTTAAAGACACGATGTTTAATGCGCCAAGATTTATAACGTTAGAACAAACGAAACAGATTAACGAGACAGAGGTATGTGATCAATAAAGGTATACCAGCGGGAAATGGGTGGGTACACGCGAATCGAACGCATATATGTATGCTACATGTAGCTAACTTGGGAAGTGCTGGTATAAGTATATCTGGTATAAGTATAGAAGCTAGGAAGATGGTAACAAATATAGAGGGTACAGACCATGCGACCACAGACGGTTAGAACAGAACCCAGCGTGTCAGAAATAATAGGTATGTCAATAGAAGAATATATACAGCGTGGGAAATATGTCGTAGGTAATCATAACGTCCCGTGGCAGGACGTTGATATAAGTGCAGTAGATTGGGACGAAGTATGGCAGATGGTAGCGGATATAGAATGCGAAGGTGGCGCATGTGCGTTGCGCTACGATAATGATAATAATGAAAAGGTGAACGATTGAATGTATCGATTTAGTCTCCCGCCGTTAGGCGGGGTCTTGGCAAGTGACTGGAACCCCCCTGGGGGGGTGGAAGGAACGCGCAGTCTTAAGGGGTGTCTCCCTTGAAGGATGGACTAAAGTTAACATAGAAAAGAGGTGAACCGATATGCCACTTAAACGTGTTGGAAAAACTATTTACCATAAAGTTGGCGGTAAATGGAAAAAGAAACAGACGTGTAACAGTATAGAGGCGGCTAAAAGGGCGTTAAGATTGTTACAGGGTATAGAACATGGTTGGACTCCTACACGACGTACACGGCGTAAAAGAAGGAAAAAGTAAGTGTCGAAACCTATCGTTATAGATAGCGCGAAACTTATAGGGCCAGAAACCAAAAAACGTGTTGCTGAATGGAGACAGGATTGGAACAAGTTTGCACGAGACATATTACAGGTTCGTTTAGATTCCGATCAACAGAAGATATTAGAGTCCGTTCAGTATAACCGTCGTACTGTCGTTCGGTCGGGTCATGCACGAGGTAAAGATTATGTAGCGGCGGTAGCGTCGTTATGTTTTCTACTCATGCATGACCCTGTTAAAGTTATCAGTACAGCACCGACTGAACGACAGGTAAAATCTGTTATGATGGCAGAATTAGCAACTTTGTATAACAAACTCCAGTCTAACCCCAATATACCTATGGAAATTGGAGGTAAACTTACGGGGTTGCGGTTGACAATATCTACTGACAGGTTTTTAGAAGGGTTTAAGGCCAGTGATAAAAAGACTACAGACTGGACTGGGTTACATAGCGCGCATCAGTTGGTAGTAGCTACAGAAGCCAGTGGATTAGAAGACGAGACGTTTGAAGCTATAGACGGGTTGCTTACAGGTGTAATCAGCAGGTTTCTGATGGTAGGTAACCCTACACGGTTAGCGGGCCATTTTTATAAAGCGTTTAAAGACCCTCGGTACAACATGGTAGGTGACGATCTGAAGTCTACAGGTATACAAAGCAGGTTTGCGCTTAACTGTTTAGAGTCGCCTAACGTTAAAGCTCGAAAAATAGTTATACCGGGACAGGTTGACGCTTCGTGGGTAGAAGAAAAGTTAGGGTTACCGGGGTGGACGCAGGAAATCCCTGCTGAAAACGCTAATCCTGACGATCATGACTTTGAATATGCAGGTGTTTGGTATCGGCCAAGCGACCTGTTTTTAATAAAAGTGTTAGGCGAGTTTCCGCGTACCAGCGACGATACGTTGATCCCGCTAACATGGATTGAATCTGCTAACAGACGATGGCAGGAATGGTACGATTTTAATATGGCGTTACCGGAAGAGAAACGATGGCGGTATACTAGTCCTTTACGTTTAGGTGTAGATGTTGCCGGTGAAGGAACAGATTTATCGGTGTTCTGTTATCGGTATGGCGATATTGTTGAAAAGTTCGATGTACCTGGGTATAAAGGTGACGACATACTTATGCAGGTTACTGGTGCAATTCAACAAATATTAGGTAAATCCCGGGAAAATGTAGCTTTAGTTGATACTGTAGGTGTAGGTGCTGGGGTAGCGCATCGGGCTGCTGAGTTAAAAGAAAACAGGGTTATAAGTGCAAAGTTCTCGTATGCAGCGCGACGACGACCTAACATTGACAAAACCGGTGAGTCGCAAGGTAAACGGTTAAAAGATTCTACAGGTGAACGAACGTTTAGAAACATGAGAGCGTATACGTATTGGATGTTACGAGAATCGTTAAACCCTGCATTTAACGGGCAGTTAGCGTTACCTCAAGATGACATGTTAGCTGAAGAGTTAAGCGAAACTCGATGGAAAGTTTCTAGTGAAGGACATATAGAAATCGAACCTAAAGATAAGATTCGAGAACGTATTAACCGGTCGCCAGACCGTGCGGATGCGTTAGCGTTAACCTTTTTCCCAAACGATATAATATCTCCAAAACTACCTGAACCGATGTCACGAAGCGCGTTTGGAGTATAGAAATGGCGGATAAAGAGTCTGTTACGTTACGTGAGTTTGCTGCAAAATTAACAGGTTGTGAATATAAAGTTATTAAAACTGATACTGGATGGAAAGTTGGGTTCTGGAATAGTATAACAGGACAACCGTTACAATATGAAATAAAAAGGTCAATGATAGATAAACAAGAAAAGCAGGAGACATACGATCTGATTGTGTTCGATACAAAGTTGTCTAACGCTGTTCAGATGTTAGCAAATCATCTAAACCGCGACCAGATGTTAGTGTTAGGCAACTATCGAGTGTCTACAAAAACTATAGCTGATTGGATACGACCGACGATAGACGATTTAATGGGATTAGTATAGATGGTTTAATGAGGTTAGTATAAGTAATTTAATGGGATTAGTATAATGGACAGTATCCCTGAAGATGCTATGACAGTAGGTGATTTAAAGGTATGGTTAGCGGGTATAGACCCCGATTTACCGGTTATTGTCAGCCAGACAGGAATTATTTGCGATAGTTACTTGACACCGGATAAGTTGTTCGTGTATAATTCTTATATAGGAATAAAGTAATGTATGGATGTTGAACATAGACAACCTAAATTACCGTTAGGTATGAAGTTCGTATATATCGAATGGATAGATTCCATGTTTCCCGGCGAAACGAGATGGATGATGCCAAACGAAATAGACGATTTTACAAACCTATATAAGGATGGTATAATCCAGACAATTGGAATGTTATATGATGAAAGTGATAAGTTTGTTATGATAGTCAATAGTACAGGTTCAGAAGGACAACAGTGTTCCGGTATGGTAATGATACCGCGATGTTCGATATTAACTATGCGTAGGATAGAAGTTACAAGTACAATAGACGATGGTATAATAAACAATAATCTAAATCCAAACATAAACAGTATAAACAGGTAAATTATGGCAATAACATTAACATCTTCAGATATACTAACAATATGGCAAAACGATGAATCTCGAAGAGACATTCAAGAAGATCGTGTAGACTACTACAACGGTAAACAGGATATTCTTGACGAAAGCGATAAACTTATAGACGGGTCTGACCGATGTAAAATTGTAACGAACTGGATACGGTATATTGTAGATGCGCATGTAGGGTTTATAGCGTCAAAACCGTTTTCGTATACGTTGGTAGACAGCGACGCTTCTAACGAACCTCTTGACGAATACGCTAAACTGTCAAAAGAAAACAGTATTCCGTCTATTAATACCGAACATCTTAGAACGTCTATTCTACAAGGGTTTTCTGTAGAAGTCCATTCGTATCAAAAAGGTAAAATTGTAATAGACTGGTATGATCCGCGGAACTGGGCGTTTTTGTATGATAAAGACGGTAACATGTTGGTCGCTGTGTATCGAATAGAACTTAAAGTTGGTACATATTATAACGGTAAAATTTTAGATAAAAAAGAAACGTTGTATACGGTATACGATAACAAACGAATTACGACGTATATCGAAAAGGAAGATGAAGATGAAAGTTTAACGTTAGACCAGATTAACGTTCAGAACCACGAATACGGTCAGATTCCTATAGTATTGTTTGCATGTAACCAAGATATGGTTCCGTTTATTACTGACGACATTATAACTCAACAGGATGCGTGGAACACGATCCGGTCTGCTAACGCGGATGATGTAAGATATAATGTTCATGCGCTGTTAATGACTAAAGGGTTTCCTGTCGATGCATTTTACGAAAAAGATAGTAGCGGGTATACATATTGGGATAAAATGCAGCAGAACAAACATCTTCCGTTACCGGACAGAGATTGTGACGCTAAATTTTTGACACGAGGTAACGAACCTGATAAAGTAACTACGGATTTAGAGACGACTCGGAACGATTTACATCGTATGGGTCGGGTAGCGGATATAGCGCGGGTTATAGGGTCAACAGGTCGAACGTCTGGTATAGCTTTAAAACTCAAACTACAACCGCAGATTGAACAGGCAAGTGTATTTACGAAATATTTCGAGAACGGGTTGCGAAGACGAATAGAACTTATTAATATAGTGTGGAAAAAACAAAAGAAACAGCTTTTAGAAAATTATACTATAACGTTTAATTATAATGTGCCGGTAGCTGAAACGGAAATATGGGATAAAATTGGCGGGTTAAACCATCTGTTGTCGCGGGAAGACCAGTTACGGTTTGTTCCGTCTATTGACGATCCGGTAACTGCCGCGCAGAATAAACTAGACGAGATGGCGCGGGATTTGGCGTTACAAAACGCGCAAATAACGCAGGAAGAGGTCGAGACAACCAATAATGTTGGTAATACGGTTGAAAAGGAAGGTGATGGGTTAGCTGAAATAAGTGTATAATTGTGCAAGAAACCGAGTTTTATAAATCAAATAAGGAGTTAATCTAATGGTAGAGGATCAGGTTGACGATACTCAGGATACTGAGGGTATAGAGGACGCAACTGAAAGTGAAGAGACTCTTAATCCAGAAGAACAGGCAAAGCAACGCGAAGAGGAGTTACGACGCGATCCGGACGTCCAGAGACTGTTACAAAAAGAAGCGGATCGTCGAGTAACCGCTGCGGTGCGAAAACAGAGAGCTAAATATGCCGAACAGCTTAAAAAGGAACGGGAAGAGTTAGAACGTAAGATTCGAGAAGACGAGTTGTTAAAAGAAGGTAACTTGGAAAAAGCTCTCGAAGAAGCAAAAGCACGAGAACAACAGGCTACTCAAGAGTTAGAGGCTTATAAACGCGGCGAGAAGATCGATAAGTTGCTGGACAAAAAGGAGATCGTTGGAACAGAACTGTTACCGATGCGCGAACTGTTCCATGGGTTTACTGGTGCTTTAGAGGACTTAGACGAGATTATAGATGCGTTTAAAGAGAACTTTGAGAAAGCGGTTAATGAAAAGGTAAAGGCAGAAATAGATAGACGGTTGGAAAACGAACCGCCGCCTAAAGTAAAAGAAACGCCGCCGGCATCTGAACCGACGTTGCTTGAAAAGATTGCAGAAGCTGAACGAAAAGCTATACAGACTAAAAGTCCGGAAGATTGGGCTAGAGTACGTATGCTGAAAAATCAGTTAAGCGATCAGATAGCTAACGTATAATATGGTATACCATGACGGAGGTAATGGAGATAATTAGAAATGGCGCATACTGATGGTGTAGGCGATAGTATATCTCTTCCGAATTATGCTGGAGAGTTGTTTACTATCGGAAGTCAAGAAGGACGAACCCCGTTACTTACCATGACTGGTGGGTTGACGGGTGGCCGTACAACTGGTACTGATACGTTTATTATGGGCAACTTCCTTAGTTTGGACGCTGCTTCACAATCGTATACTGTATCTGAAACGTCTTCGCTTTCGGCTCCTGCTAGCGATGTTTATGCTCCGAGTCAACAGACGAACTATATCGAACTCCATCAGCGGATGTTTGATTTGTCGTATAAAAAGTCGAGTATGAAAAATTATGTTAGCGGCGAAGCTGTTGTTGGCGAAGGTGTAGTTGATATGGGTAACCCGCAAAATCAGCGGGACGCGCATTTGAAACAGTTGGCTGTTGATCTGGAATATTCTATGCTTCATGGCACAGGTACAGACCCGTCTGCTGCTGCTACGAACGGCAAAACGCGAGGGATTATTACAGCTATAGCTGCTGACGGTGACACGGAAGTTGACGCTTCTGGCGCGGCTTTGTCAAAAAGTCTGATTGAACAGTTAGAAGTTGCCATATTAGCTAAAACCGGGCCACCGGCACGACCTGTAATGTTTTGTGGCGCGTTTCAGGCACAGAAAATTAACGATCTTTACGGTTACGCTAAAGAGTCTGAAACTGTTGGTGGTGTAACACTTGAAACTGTTGCTCTACCTGTACTTGGTCGTGTACCGATAGCTTATGATCCGTGTATCAGCACATCTGTTTTAGCGATTATAGACGTAGCTAAAGTTGCTCCGGTATTTATGGTTGTACCGGGTAAACCTGCTGTGTTTTTTGAACCGTTAGCTAAAATTGGTGCTGGTCAGCGCGAACAGTTGTACTGTCAGTTTGGAGTTGATTATGGACATGCCGATCTGCACGGGTATATTAAAGATTTGGCAACGTCATAATCTTAAAACCGCAGATTATCTGTTATATATTAATAGCAGATAAAGTAACGTTATTGTTCTACGTGGAACAATAACAGACGACCAACGGATGGGGGCAGGTAATAGTGCTTGCCTGCCCCTCACACTCAGCGAGAGTATAAAGAAAAGGAGATAGAAATGAGTAGTCCTTTGAAAACCGGACTTAACAATCCAAAGATCAAAGAAGCGTTTAACCAGCAGGTTATACAGACGCTTGAATGGGCACCTGCCGCTGCTGACGACGATTACTTTAAAACCAGTACAAATCTAGCTGCACAGACTACTACACTAGCTTCCGGCGATATGACAAAGTCGTATGTAATAGATATACCGGTTCAACCGGTTCTGGTTATTACAAACGATAAAGCTAGTGGCGAAACGTCGTGGACTTCTGTAGCGGCTACAATGACAGGGATAGACCAGTTTGGCAACGCTGTTAGCGAAACAATAGCAGCTACAGATTCGAATGATACGTGGACGGCAACGTTTCTTAACGCTTATGCGAAACTTACAGAACTGTCGTTTACCGTAACCGGCGGGACAGAATGTGATTCTAGCGATAGTTATGTGCTTGGATACGCTAAAACGTATGGGTTATGTTGTGTTATAGGTTCAAGCAGCGACGTATTGATCCATAACTTTAATCTAGCTAACGACGCTGGTACGGTTAATACGCAGTATTGTACGTATACGTTTGCTGGTACACCAGACGGTTCTAAACTGGCGCGGCTGTATATTAGGTCTACAGCCCTTTAAGGAGTATGTAGATTATGGCAGATGCAGGAACAGTTAATATAAACAGAACGCCGTTTAAAGATGATTTGTCTTGTGTAGTGCTTGAATGGACAGCGGACGCTAGCGGTAACGCTACAAAAACGTTTGGCGACGTTAACGGTACTATAGAACGAATTGTATTTGTGCCAAGTGCAACGTCTGGTGTTGTTCCTGATTCCGGATACGATGTAACTTTAACCGACGATAACGGTATAGACGTGTTCTCTGGTAAAGGCGCGAATCTGTCAGCCGCATCGTCTACATCTGTTCTGGAAACCGGTTCAGACCCTGTGTTACCGTTTGCTACTTGCGGACAACTTGATCTGTCAGTGTCAAACGCCGGTAACGCTAGTCAAGGTATAATTCGTATATATGTTCGTCGGTAGAACCCCAACCGAGGGGTATGTATAGACACGTATATATACCCCTCACAGATTTAGGAAAGACTGACATGCAGATTGAACATTGTATGGTTGGCCGGAAACCTGCGTATAGGTTCGGGCCGGAAGGCACAATGTACGAGTATACTGGTGGCGACCAACGGGAACGGTTACTGGCACGCAAACGTGCAGAAAAAGACGAGAAAGATTGGATAGAACAACAGAAACAAAAAGAGATAGACCGAGCAGAAGAACTTCAGCGGTCGGGAATAGAGGCTGTTGAAGGTCAGATAGCAGTTATGTGCGGGGAAGAATCTAAGGAGGCTATACCTGTACAACCAAATTCTAAATCTAACGTTGGTTCTGATGTTGTCCCGATCAATAAACCACAAAAAGAGAACGTCACCCCGGAAGTTGTTTCAGACAAAGAAATTGTTGGGTACACTATCGAAAACATGAAACGTGTTCCTGTGTATAAAAAATAGTTATGAAAGTTATAAGTGCAAAACAGTTGCCTGGATATGAAATATATACTGATCATGGTGTATATGAACGAGTTAAAATGGTTATAACGTTAGAAGACGGTTCTACCCGCGATTGGTGGCCACGTATATTGAAAGGTACTAAAACGTCACAAGAGTTGGCAGACGAAGCTATGGCTTTTGTACAGGCCGATCTCGACGCTGCGGCTGAAGTTCAGGCGAATATGCCTATTGAACGGGCTGACCTTGACGCTATATTGGTAAAACTCAAGAAAGCTGGTCGGATTGAAAGCGATAACTGGGACGATCTGCAGATGGAAGTGACAAACATTAAGGCGGAACAACTGTAATGGCAGGCCCATTTTACATTGATCTGAACGCTGGTGACGACGCTAAAGACGGGTTGACTACGGGTAATGCGTGGAAGACTATTGAGAAGTTTACTGCTAACGCTCGTAATCCTGGCGAGATCGCTTATGTACGGGCGAACACGACGGAGATACCGGCGGGGAACATTACGTTTGCGAGCAATGGCACGTCTGCCGCGCCGATTCAGCTTATTGGATGTAACGCTACTCAAGGGATTGATCCGTGGAATGATAGTTCTGACATACGACCAACGATTAACTTCAATGGAACAACTAATTATTTGAGACTTTATAGAAAGGCTTTTTGGCATTTTTATAATATTAGAATCCTTGACAGTCATCAAGAACCAGACGTGGGTGGGTTTACAATACATAATCGTGACTGTGATGGTATTTATTTATATAATGTACGTACAGAAGATAACTATAACTGCGGTCTTTATCTGGAGAGTGTAGACAATTTTGTTGCTGAATCATGCGAATTTGTAAACGATGGAGAAAAAGGTAACTGGCAATATTCAGCGTCTGTCATCATAAAAAACAGTGTTGCTTCATTCAAACAATGTATCTTTGACCCGCATACGGATTGTGGCCAGAGTATTAGTGTATTAGCATTCTCCTCAACTATCTTATTTGACAACAGCAATTTTAGTACTCAAGGTGCCAATCTAAGAATCTATATTGCATGTGCAACAGAGATATTTCTTCGGAATACAGTTCTACCTAGCAGCAACCAGGTTGTCGGAGGCAGTTCACAATCTTTTCGTGTCTATTCTGACGGCGTGAACATGGACACTAACACTTATGATAAAGGCCGACAGTGGGGTTGGCAATATGGCGGTGAGTATGACATAGATGAAAGTTGGAAACGTGATGGCGGTGCGACGCAAGGTATTAGAGTTCAGACAAACACGAACTGCGGTGTGAATACTCCCGTAAAATTCTTAGACTATTTTATTAACCAGGACGCGGTTAGTGGTGGACATACATATAGATTCTATGCGAAGTTTCCTAACGCGATTTCTGGTGAAACGTTAGACGAAACAGAGTTATGGTTTCAATTAACAGAACTAGAAGATGACGGGACAATAAGCAAATCTGTTATGCCAGTTAAAAGCTGGGATCATAGTATAACTAGCTGGCAACATGTAGATATAACTTATGTTGCCGATTCGTCAGGTGTATTACATGTAGAAGGGTTTATATCTAAAGCAAGCGATATGGTATATATAGACCCGCAAGTAGAGATTGATCCGTAAAATGGCTAACTTATATTTTGCAGATGGCGGCGCGTTCTGGGTAGATACTAGCGGATATTATGCTGACGGTAAATATTTCTGGCATAGTGCAGAATATTTTGAATCTGCGGCTGTAACGTTTGGTTTAGCGGTTACAACGTCTGTAACAGCAGATCGTGAAGGTTCATCTTCAGTAGCGTTAAGTTTAGCAGCATCAACTTTAAATGTTACGGTACAACCTACTATAACGTTTATAGTTAAAAGCGGTACACCATCATTTACAATAAAAGACGGTACACCAACGTTTACAGTTAAAACCATCGAAAACGAGTATACAGTAGAAATATAACAAAAAAGGAGAAAAAGGAATGGAAAACGGACTAAATGTTAGTGGTTTGTTCACCATTCTGTGTATTGACACAAACGGTAAAGTTAAATGGTTCGATATTGCCAAAAACGCTGTAACGACAGAAGGGTTGAACCATATACTTGACGTTACGTTTCATGGCAGTTCTGCTAAAAGTACATGGTATATAGGTTTAATTCGAGACGATAATTATAGCGCGTTAGCTGCTAGCGATACGTTAACTAGTCATCCCGGTTGGGAAGAAGCCGATGAGTATACTGGCGACAGGAAAGAATGGACTGAAGGTGCATCGGCAGATGGTATAATAACAAATGCTAGTGCAGTAAACTTTTCTATTAACGATACTGAAACGATGAAAGGCGCGTTTTTGTGTTCGAGCGATACTGGCGATAGTGGCGAAATTCTGTTCTGTACGGCATTGTTTAGTGGCGGTGACAGGTCTGTAGTTAGCGGTGATACGTTAAAAGTTACGTATAGTTTAACAGCTAGTGCGGCGTAATAATGTGTGAGGTATAGTTATGGAAGAAAAAAGTTGGACAAAAGCGTCTTGGGAAGAAATAACTATAACGTTTGACGCTGGAAATGCTGTTGCTAGTACGGACACTATATCTTCTGCGTCTGTAACCATTTATGACGCTGCGGGAGATAGTGCGTCTACGATGATAGATGGTGATGCGTCTATTAGCGGTACAAACATATTACAGAAGATTAAAGGCGGGACAGACGGACAAGACTATATAGTTAGATTACAGATAACTACTACCGCTGGCGAAAAAATAGAAGATACTCTGTTAATTAAGGTTCGTGACGTTCTAACAGGTACAATACCAAGCGCATTATGGGTTACAACAGAAAGTGCAAACGTCTTTTTTCAAACCCGATATGGAGCGCAAACGTATTGGACATCTAATATAGATAAAGAAGCAGCGTTAGTATCCGCTCAATGGGATATAGAAAATTGTGGTCGATTCGATTTTACTGCGTCTGGTCTAACAGATTCACCTACAACTGCCATGAAAACTGCGGTATATGAACAGGCACTGTTTCTTGTCCAACAAGCTGCGGCGATTGATAAACGTATGGGTCTTCAATCGCAAGGTGTAACAACCGCAGGCGTTATAAAAGAGAAGTATGAACTCATAAATGGTATACCTATATGTGTCCGTGCGTTAAAAGCTTTAACGCCATACAACAAATATGGGTTAGGATTCAAATTTGATTTGCCGGATTAGTTTATGACCGATTTGGGGGTACAGTATAGCAATCTAAAACCACCTGTTATATCAATATCTAAAACTGGTAAAAGATATTGGTATCGACTGCCACGAAAGGTACGTAAACCATTGTACAGTCAAACAGCGTTAGACAAACTAACAGATATATTGCCAGACGGGTTATGGCAAGGGCGAAGATGTTTTGTTATAGGTGGCGGACCGAGTCTGCGAGACTTTGACTGGGACAGGTTACGTGGCGAACTTGTAATAGCTATTAACCGGGCGTTTGAACAATGTCCGTGGGCTGCTATAATGTATTCTATGGATTGGCGATATTTACGAAACATTCTTATAGGCAACTACGGGGAAGATGTTAAACAGAAATGGTTGGAGTTTGAAGGTGTAAAAGCGTGGTTATGGAGTACTAAACAAGAGTATCATCCAAGTATTTATAAAATTAACCAACCGCAAGATTCTAAAGCAGTACATAGATGGGGAAACTCGTTTGCGGACGGGATAGCCGGCGGTAGCAATTCGGGGTTCGGCGCGTTGAACATCGCGTGGGTGTTAGGTGCAGACCCAATATACCTGTTAGGATTCGATATGCGTGGCGGCGAGACAGGTAACCAAACATGGTGGCATAACGGTCATCCTGACGTACAGAAAGCGGGGGTATACGAACGGTTTAGAAAACATTTTGAACGAGTTGCACCGCAAATTGGACATCGGGTAATAAATCTTACTCCTAACAGCGCGTTAACATGTTTTAGGTTTGGATCGTTTGACGATCTTGAACCTGTTCGTCGCCCGTTAATCATATCCTTTTATACCCCCCAAACGGGCTACGAGCAGGAAGCCCAAAAGATGAAACGGTCAGTTCGTCGGTTTGGGTTTGAATATGACGTTGTACCGATTGAAACTAAAGGCGGATGGAAAGCTAACACGTATTATAAAGCTGTGTTTATACGTGAAATGATGGATAAACATTCTGACAGAGATTTGTTGTGGCTGGACGTTGACGCTAGAATGTTACGGTATCCTGACATATTTGACAATTTCGATGCGGATTTTGGTGTACATTACCGCGATTGGACACATAGATCGAGAGATAAACCTTACGAACTGTTATCTGGTACAATGTACATTCGTAACAACACTGATATGCGTATGTTGGTTAATGCGTGGATAGACGCAAACGAACAGAATTATAAAGAACGACCTTTTGAACAAACAAATTTACAGAACGTTGTCGAACAGTTTAAACAACGTTGTCATGGGTTTATTGTACGAGAGTTGCCTCGTTCGTATTGTGCTATTGACACTATGAACTGTACCGAACCGATTGTTATAGAACAACTACAGGCGTCAAGACGATTAAAACGTGTTGTAGGGCCATAAACGTTATATATATCAACTATTATTAGGATATAGGTGAATTGGTATGCTGGTTTTGCCAGGTCGCGGTAGCGACCTTCCCCTCTTTAGCAAGCGGCGATAGCCGCGCAGCGTTCCCGGGGGTGTCTCCCTTCGGTTAGGAAAAAAGGAGAATATATCATGCAACATATCACAATAGTTATTCCGACTCGGAATCGCGTTGACAAACTTCAACGTACTATAACGTCTATTCCGCTTTTAGACTGGATACACACTATAATAGTTTGTGACGGTGACGAAGCTAGTTACGAGTATCTGTCTCGTCGATATGAAGGTGACGAATATATAAGTATTCGTTTGATTAAAGAACATGTAGGTTCAGTACACGCGCGTAACAGTGTGATAATGAAAGATATACCTGACGGACTTCTGTATGCTACAGACGATATAGTCTTTTTCCGAGGTGCAATAGAACATGCTTTTGAAATGTTTAACGAAACTTTTCCAGACGATGACGGTGTAGTAGGATTTAAACAGACTGTATCTCATTCTCCTACTGGCGTAGCTTTAGTAGGTTCTGCGTTTTTAGATAGATATAAAGACCGTCAACTGTTCTGTCCTAACTATTTTCATTTTTCATGTCAGGAAGTCCATTGGCACGCAGAACGACTTAACAAGTTTCTATACGATCGTCGCGCTATAATTGAACATTATCATCCGATATATTTTCCTAATGAAATGGATGAGACGCATAACGAAGCACGAGTGTACAGAGAACAAGACCATAGGTTAATGGCAACTCGTCGTAAAGCTGGGTTAATATGGGGGTATAACGGATAATGGTAGACCGTCCTGGCGTTATATTATCTTTTGACGATGGCGAGAATATAGGGTTATGGTGTAACGCTGTTTCTTTGTTTGACGATCTGCAAATTAAAGCTACGTTTTATGTTTCGTGTATGAACAGTCTAACAGAAATGCAATGGGCTATGTTACGGAATCTGCAACGACGAGGACATGTTATAGGTCATCATGGCGTTAACCATCGACGTGCTGGCGAAGTTACAAAAGAACGTGATCCTAACAATAAACGACTTAAAAACGAACCGATATTCAAAACGTGGCAACAGTTTTTAGCGGCGGATATTGATCCGGGGTTAAAAGCTATGGCGGTACATGGTCTCTCTTGTAAACATTATTCGTATCCGTACGGTAACTGTAACGAAGAGAGTCATAAAGTTCTGTTACAGAAGTTCAAAACGTTACGACGCGGTGGTCGAGGGCAATATCCTATATCCAGTTTTCCTTCTGTTTATAGTGCATTTGATTTTAGTAGACTTAACCAACAAGGCGAATTGCGGCATTTAGCGTTGCTTGAACAGTCTCTTAAAAAAGGTAGTCTAGTAGCATTTTATATGCATAAACCACTTGAAAATGTGTTACGAGTTATGGCGGATGTGGTACAGAAATATAATAGCAGGTTTTATACGATTGAAGATGTAACATGAGTGTCCAGCATATTATCTCTATCCCGTTTGATTTAGAACGATCAACATTTCAAATTACGCAAGACTGGATAAATATACGATATAAACTGTTTCATCAATATACGTTAAACAGCATTTTAAATCAATCGTTTCAAGATTTTAGAGTATGGATTATATGTAGTTCGTTAAACCCTGATCGTACTAGACACCTTAAATGGCATGAACGATGTGAGTTGGTTTATGATAAAGGTAAACAAGCGTTACAGGAACTTGATACGGATTATGTTGCAGTTACTCGGTTAGATTCGGATGATATGATGCATAAAGATGCTATGCAAGAGGTTCATGATAAATTAGTATACGATCCGCATATTCGTAAATGTTTAATTTTTCGGAAATGTATACAATGGAGTTGGACGAACTCTTATATTGACACTTTTTATCGGTCTGGTCCACCGTTTCATACGCATATATTTCCTAGACGTATATATAAGGATTTTAAACGGTTTTGTACGGAACATTATGTATCTCATGGTTATCGTGCAGGTTCAACTTTATCTAGCGCAATAGAACTATCGGAACATAAAATATGTGTGATTAAACATGATCATGGCGTTATTAAGTTGACAAACCCAAAAGCAACGCAACCGCCTATAGACTGGGCAGAAAAAGAGAAAAAGTTAAAAGAAGGTCGGTTGTTAGCTATTTTGTTAGATGATGTAGTAAAAATATTAAAAGATTTTGGCGTTAAACCGTGGATGGTATAAGAATATATTTATGTCTGTAACTTTTATAGTCCAGGTTTTTTTGGATATGTCGTGGCCGAACGTGAATTTGTCTCGGCAATGGGTAGAAGAACGTATAGATTTTTTTCATAAATATACGTTACCTAGCCTTAAAAACCAGTCGTTTCAGGATTTTGAGATATTTGTTCTGTGTGGACAGAAACATAAATCAGTAACTATGTCGTATCCGTGGGATAAACGGGTTAAAGTATGTTATGATATGGGTAAACGACGGTATATGTCTATGAACACAACTCACGTTTGTATAACGCGAATTGATTCTGACGATATGTTTCGTAAAACTGCGATGGAAGAAGTTCGAGATAACGTTGTTTTAGAGGATAAAAGAAAATGTCTTCAGTGGCGTAGAAATCTTGTATGGGATCAGGAAACGCAACGAATATGGTCGTATCATCGACCTACAACACCGTTTTTTACTCATACGTTCCCTTATAAAATATATAGCCAATGGAAAAAGTTTAGTAGTCAACATTTTGTACCGTTTAGTGAAGCTGGCGGAAAAGGAAAAGGTGCTAAAATATTATCTCAACATCGGGTGTGTGTTATTAAACATCATAAAAGTCGAAATTACTCTGCTACATCACCTCATGTTCGAGACAAACTGTTACCGCAAGAACGTGATTTGATTGTTACAGATCATGATTCTGTGTTAGCGATTCTGAAAGATTTTGGGGTAAAAGAGTTATAATTGTCGTATATCAAGGAACTTTTATAGTAATGGTAGATATTATTATTCCACAATATATAACTACTGATCTTACATGTCGGTGTCTGAAAGCTATAAAAAAATATACTCATTCTGATTATCGGATTGTATTAATAGATGATGGAACGGAAAATAAACAGAATGTTAATAATGTAGTTTCATTGTTATCGAGTTTAGATGTACCATATATTTTTAATGCACTTGATCGAAACTATGGTTTTGCTGTTGCAGTTAATTATGGTATGAAATTAGGTGATTCTGAGTTTTTTGTGTTGATGAACAATGATGTAATAGTTACAGACGGATGGTTAAATAAACTGCTAACTATAATTCGTTTAGACGCCAAAATTGCGCTTGTTGCACCTGTAACAGATCATATTGCTTCAATATGCAGGATTGACAAAGCGGGTACGAAAGTTGGATATACAAGTGATAAAGATCCCGAAACGTTTTTTAATAGTTTATCTTCCTGTTCGTTTACAACGTCTGGTAACGTTTCTAACTTTTGTTCTTTAATGCGACGTAAAATAGTATCTGAAGTTGGTTGGTATGATGATAGGTTCAGAATCGGAGGTGGCGATAATGATTTAACTGACCGGATTCGTGAAGCGGGATATGTTACTCATGTTTGTCTTAACTGTTTTGTATATCACGATCATGGCGCAACAATGAAACTGATTCCAGAACGTAAACGTATTCAGCATGAATCTAAATTATTGTTACAGAAAAAGCGAAAAGAAAGGAAGGAACAACGAAATGCAAGTTGAAAAGTTTATAACGGATTCGGATCGGCCAACTAACTATTATTATTTTGAGTTGTTAAAAGACTATTTAGGTGGCGATTTAAGTTGTATATTTACGGACAAATTAGTGTATCCGCGCCAGTTGGACATTCATTTACCAGGAGACGGTAAACGCGGATGTAATTTTCATTGTTTACATTGTCAAGGTCGATATTACGATCAGGTTGTAGATGACAGTTGGGTGCCGTTAGCATTTTCGTTGGTTAAAAAACTTAACGGAGTTATACCGTTTATAGTTGTTGGCGGCCAATATACAGAACCGTTACTTAGTCCTGATCTTATGCCGTTGATGCGGTTAACGAAAAAGTATGGTTCGTATTTTGGTACACATACAAACGGGTCGCTGTTAATGGAACGACAGGGAAATGAAGGGTTAATATCAGAATATTGTGAACTTGCAACGTCGCCGCAGGATTATTTGAGTTGTAGTCTTGACGCGGGGTTTCCAGAAAGTCATATGAAAAGTAAACGACTTAAAAAGAATTGGTTTGACAGTATTATTGAAGGTATGGCGTTAGCGGCTAAGTTACGTGGTAACAAAGATTATCCGACGTTACGTATTGTATATCTTATGAATGAATGGAACTCATCGCCAGAAGAAATCGCTAATATAGTGCGGTTATCTAAAGAAATAGGCGTAGATTCGTTACGATTTTCTATTCCATATGACAATTATAATAAACCTTTTGATGAAGTGCGAAAGTATAAAGCTGCGGTTGAAGTACCGTTACGTGTACCTAAATATGAATTGATTAAACCGTATTTGTCTAAAGATAACAATGAAAAACCGTTTATATTTTGGATAACGCCGGAAGCACAAGATGTAGACCAGATGCGATATGAATATTGTCTGTTTGGATACTTTCAAATAACGTTCGGTGCGGACGGATATGTATATCGATGTTCTAGCGCAGCTAGCCCGTCAATGGCGTTTAACCGACTTGGCAAAATTACAGATGATCTTGATAAGTTTCGTGATATGGTACGTCGTAACCAATCGCCGGACTGGAAACCTGAAACGTGTGTAAAAAACAATTGTCGGTGTAATAGATGTGCAGTTGAAATTAATAATGCATGGAGAGATGTGTACAAAAATGGAGCCACTCGTTAGTGTAATTATACCCACGTATAACGGTACAGATTCGTTAATTTATGTTGCTGTTCGGTCTGTTTTAAGCCAAACGTACAAAAACTTGGAAGTTATTATAGTAGTAGATGGCAGTAAAAATAACGATACTCTTAAACAGATTCCTGGAATAGTTGATAAACGGCTTATTTGGGTTGTGTTACCTGACTCTAATCCTGTAGCGTTACAAGAAGGTATTGCGCGATGGAAAGCTGGTAGCGCGTATCCTCGTAACAAAGGACTAAATATAGCAGAAGGGAAATGGATTTTCCCGTTAGACGACGATGACGAAGTTGTTCCAGAAGGTATTGAAGAACTATTACGGTTTGCACAGAACGGTAAATACGATTTTGTGTATGGTAAAGCTAGATGTACCGGATGGTCGTCAGGAAATCGTGTTATAGGTCGGTGGCCGTTAGAACGTGGCCATATAAAACATGCTGCGGTATTGTATAACGCTAGCAAATTAGGACATATGCGGTATGATTCTTATAGTTATAGAGACAAAAAGGTTCCAACAGACTGGGATATGTGGAGTCGGATAAAGAAAACTGGCGCACGAATCGGGTTTTTGGATAAGATAATTGTTAATTGTTATGATAATTACCGATGGGGAAAACAGGAATGGTTCAAAAAAGAAAGATAGCACTTATAGGATACGGGTACTGGGGCAAAATTATGTTACCGTATCTGGATCAATTGTTTAACGTACAATATGTGTTTGGCAGGTCTATTAGTCCGCATAATCGGTTTATTAACAATATACAACTAATATGGGATAGCGATGTAGAAGCTGTTGTAATTGCTACCCCGATGAAAACTCATTACGATATTGTAATGGCAGCTTTTAAGTGTGGTAAACATGTGTTATGTGAAAAACCTTTAACATTAAACGTTCAACAAGCTATAGAGTTACGAAACGAATCTCTGTTACGAAACTTACATTTAGCTGTTGATTTTACTCATAGTTTTTCATATGCTTTACAAGAAGCTGTGCGTATAGTGTCTAGCGGCACAATTGGCGATATACGATACATAGATTTGAGTTTAATGCGTGAAGTTAAATTATCGCGTAGAGATGGGTTTACAGATAATCAATTACTCGCGTCGAAGTTTTCGCATTTGTTATCTATAATTGACATGTTTGCTGATTTAGACGGGTTTGAGTTTACTGAACTGTATAAACCATACGAAGGTATTGGAATAATCAACTTTTCTAATAACGATATAACAGGTCAAATGCTGGCATCTAGCATATATCCAGCAAAACATATGGGTGTAACTATATTAGGTACATATGGCAAAATAAAATATCGTATGGAAACTAAACCATCGTTACATGTAACGTGGTTTGATCGAGAGTCGCAGATTATAGTTAGACGAGGAAAGATATATTATAGCGATGAAACGAACAATCTAGCATATACAGCTAAGTATTTTAAAGATGTTTTAGAAAATAGCAGTTTAGATATAGATAATTCTGCACTTGGTGTTACAGTTACACAGGTTCTAGTTAATACGTGTAAGTTACATTAGTTGTGACACAGTTTTCTCATTTCTGGCAAGTTAATAGTTTAGCAAAGCGTTTAGTCTTGACAGATTAGTGTCGATTTTGTATAATTCTAAAATAAGAATGATAGGATAATATAGAAATGATTGAATCATATTTAGATAAAGATGCTGTAACGTTAGTACAAGAACCTGTTAAAGACAAATGGGGTACGCCAACAGGTAGCGGAACACAAATTGTGGTAGACGCGCGAGTTGAATATGAAACGGTTATGGTTACTGATTTCGATGGTAACGAAGAGGTGTCTCGTGTACAGGTTGTTATATCGCCTCGAACGGTGACTCATGAAGATAAAGTGTTGCTTGACGGAACAGAATATGGTATAATCAGGTGGCAGAAGTTAAAAGATTTTGACGATCAGGCTATGAGGATATATTTGCGATAATGGCTGGTCAAAGTGGTATGACAATAGATTTTAGCAGGTTTATGCATGATATGGATAGAGTTGATGTTGCGATGACTGGTAAAGATAGCCAGAAAAATGCTATGAAACGGGCTGGTCAACAACTATTATCTGACGCCATTTTTGAGTTACCGCAGGCGCCTATATATATGGGTACGTTACGGGCTAGCGGAACGTTGTGGGTTGATAACGAACTTGTGTCGCGGTCTCCGTTCAGTTCAGGACAACGTTCTGCATATGCACAGTCTCAGGAGAACGCTAGACCTGTAGATAGTTTACAACCTGATAAAGAAACGGTTGCGACTGTAGCGTTTTTAGAGGCGTATGCTGCGTACCAGCATGAAGGTATAAGCAGGTTTTCTGGTAAACCGTTACGGTACACTAAAATTGGTGCCGGTGCGAAGTATCTTGAAAAACCTTTGTACCATAACGCGCAAAAGTATTTTGAAATAGCTATGAACGAACTTAGAAAGTCTGTTCGAGGACGGTAACGTGATTAAAGAGCTTGCTCAGTATATTGAGAACAATACGAGTTGGGTTATTGGAACGAACTTGTTTTCTGGTAGCCGACCGCAAGATGCGCCGGATACGTGTATAACGCTGTTACAGCGGGTAGGGTCTCTTGTCAATTTCGCGCTTGACAAAAACCATACTGAAACTGCGTTTATACAGGTTCTAACACGTAGCACGGATTATCATACAGCGGAAACTCACGCTTTAACAGTTCACAATATACTTTGTGGGAAAAGTAACGCTGGTATATTGTTACCAGCAATAACGTCTGGCGGAAATACCTATCGAATAAATAGTTGTGAAGGGACAAAACCTGCATGGTTAGGGGAAGATGACAGAAATAGGGACGAGTTCACAGCTAACTATGTTATGCATATAGAAGATGGGTAAACGAGTAAAGGAGATAAAAAGGTAATATGGAGCTTCCTATAGGAAATTTAGGGCCATGTGACGTATATTTTAACGATGTGTCACTTGGCGATAATCTAAATGTTGTAGCTAGAATGACAGACGAAACTGCGCCTGTTCATACCGCACAACATGGAACGGCATCGTATGACGATATTATAACTGGTCGTGTAATTGAAGTTGAAATGGATTTGGCTTTAAGTTCGTTGACGGAACTTGAAGATGTTATTCCTGCGTCTACAGTTACTTCCAGCGAGTTAATGATCGCAACGCCTGTAGGAACGTCTATGCGAGATAACGCACATCATTTGGAACTTCGACCGTATAAAGACGGTGCGGTTTCGACGGATGCGGAAGATTATCTGACATATTTCGTTGCTAGTCCAAGGAATGTGTCGGAATGGACGTTTGACGCTGCGACCCAACGTGTAACGCACGCTGTGTTTAGATGTTATGAAGTTGTAACAGTGCCGTCTGGCGAGACGTATGAAGCTGGCGATTATGGTGCAATTGGATATGGCGAAACTTCATAATAGTTGTGAAGTTGGTTTAAAAAAAGAAGGGGGTATAACTTGTGCCTACTTTTGATCTAAATGAATATGCTACGCAGTTTGAACCAATTGAGATTAAGAATTTTGGTGGCGAAGATTATACTATTTCAGTTGTTACAGATAAAATGATGACTGATATTATTAATCTTACGCAAGACGATAAAAAAGACCCTGATACTAATGTTCTTAATCGACAGTTGGGAATTATGTTTGGTAAAGATGCTAAACATTTTGAAAACGTAGATGTTCGTCAGAAGATGCTTGTTGCTCAGTTTGTTGTTGATAAAATCAGCAAACAAATGAGTGGTGAAGGCGAAGAGGGAAACGAGTCAAAGCCCGGTTCAGGCGCGACGGAATAGTTGCTGCGGCTTTTCCGGGCTTATTTTCTTTTGAACTTCTAAACCGTATGGATTCACGTGACCGAACCATTCTGGATCGGGAAGCACAAGCTGCATTGTTAGGTCAACTATTGCGACAGGTGTATATTATACGGTTAGCGAACGCGGAAAGTAACGATTATAAACGCGGTGTAAACAGGCTTGAAAGGCAGTATCAGGATTTGTTGAAATCTCAAAAGGAAATTGACGATGAAATTGCTTCAACTTGGGCAAAGCTAAAACAGGATAAAAAATAATGGCTGGTTTGGATGTTGGTTCTATTAAAGCTAGTATGCGGTTAGATACGACCCATTGGGACACACAAATATCTAAAATTAAACATGATTCCCAACGTATGTATGCTGAGCTTAGTGAACATGCACAGCGTTGGTATAAAGCTGACGATGTTTCTCGTGCAAGAGTTAGACAAGGTTTAACTCTGATGAACCGGCTTAGAACTAGAAACGCACGTTTAGCAAGTCAACAGACAAAAGAACTTGCTCGTGAACGCGAAAGAGCTATAAAAGAGGAAAGTCGTCGAGTTAAAGAACTTGCCCGTGAACATGAAAAAGCTGTTCGTGAACGTGCTAGAGCTATAAAAGCTGAACAAGCAGCTTTACAACGACTTGATCGTGAACGAGAACAGCAAATACGACGAACGGCGACAATGGCTAAACGTGTTGGCCGACAAATGATGATTGTTGGCACTGCTATAACTGCGTCTATGGGGTTTGCTGTTAAAGCGTTTGGCGATTTAGACCAAGCTATGCGAAAAGCTACATCTGCAACAAACGCAACTGTATTTGAATTTAATAAAATGCGCGATTCTGTACGGGCAACGTCTAAACAGCTTAACATAAGCGCGGTTGAATTGGCTGAAGGTTATCGGCAGCTTGGTTATGCTGGTTTAACGGTTACAGAACAGATGCAAGCGTTTCCTCATATTGCTATGCTTGCTAAAGGCGGGTTACAGGAAATTAACGAGACGGCTAAATCTGTTATTAACGTTATGCGTGGGTTCCATATACCATTTGAAAAAACTGAATCTGTAGTTAATCAGATGGCTATGGGGTTTGCAACATCTGTACAAGAGATGAAAGATTTAACAGAAGCGTTAAGTTACGTTTCTGGTCAAGCGCATGTTATGCATAGTAGTCTTGCAGAAATTATAGCTGCACTTGCGACTATGGCGGATGTGGGGTTTAAGGGATCGCGTGCAGGTGTAGCTATGCGTCGTGCGTTACTCAACCTTGCTGCGCCAACTTCAGAAGCTGCTAAAATTATGAAACAGTATAATATAACAGCGTATGATGCTACTGGTCGAATGAAACCGTTTATTCAAATTCTTGGCGAATTAAGTGATGCGCTTGTTAATGCGTCTGAAGAAGAAAAAAACCTCGCGTTTAAAGCTATATTCGGTGTACGTGCTCTTACTGGACAGGTAGCGATATTTAATAAAGGTACGGAAGCCTTAAAACGGTATACAGAATGGATTGCTAATGCAACTGATATAGTTGATAAAATGGTTCAGCGACAAATGGTTGGATTAAACGAGCAATTGGGAAGAACTAAACAAATTGTTTTAGATTTAGTGCGAGAATTTGGTGAAGGTTTGGTTCCTGGTATAGCAGCAGTAAACGAGAAGTTGCAGCTAATGACTGAACGTCTTATTGAAGCAAATGAGAAATGGGAAATGTTTAGAACATTTGTTGCTGGTGGCGTTTTAACAATAGGCGTATCTATTATAACAATGGGTACTGCTTTGAAAGTAATTGGCGATCTTGCTCTTGTATCTATAGCGACAGGAAAAGCGTTTGGTTTCTTGGTAACTAAGATTTTAAGAGTGCTTGGGGTTGTTGGTTTGCTTGGCGGGGCAGCGTTTGTATTGGTTGGTAAATGGAAGGAAGTTAATGATCATCTTAAAAATGCAGATTTGGCGTTAAAGGCTTTCAAGGCAACTATAGATGATTCTAAATCATCTTTAGATGAACAAATCGTTACAATAGAACGGGCAAAAAATAAAGTTTCGGAGTTGGATAATGTATATAGTAAAATTATACAGACTATGCAGACACAAAAGCAGGCAACGGAGACTTTTCGTAGTACCTCTCCTTTTGAAACTTTGTTAGGGATAACAGGACCAGTAGAAGTTAAACAACAGATGGATTCTATAAAAGAAAGTACTCAGATGACGGTTGACGAGGTAGAGAAACTTCGGAAGCGATTAAAAGAGTTAGGTATTGAAACGACTGAAGATATTTGGAAAGCGATTAAAGAGTTGAAATCGCTAGAAGAACAAATTGTTAAACTTGGCGATCCTAGAGCGTTACGAAATTGGCAAAAAAAGATGGATGACGCTCTTGCTAAACTTGGTGATAAAGTAGAGGAAGTTGAGACCATATATGAGCAGGCTGGTATTACAACAGAAGATGTGTTAGAAAAACAAGCTGATGCACTTCGAGAAGTTATACGTGTTGAAGAGTATGGGACAAGAGTATATTGGAAAGCTGTTGATGCGTTAAAAGCGTTAAATGAACAGCGAGACCAAGCTGAAGAACGTAGACGGCGGTCACTTGGACTTGACATTAAAATGCCTACATTTGGTTTTGAATTTTCTCTTGGCGCTTTAGGCAAAATAGAACGAGCGCCAGGACTTAGAAAATATATGGAATCTCGTGGAATGATAGAGCGTGAAGTAATAGGGAAAGAGGCAAAGTCTATGATTCAAACTTTGATGCGTGAGTTTGATCCTCTTGACGAGTTTATGACAGGACTATGGCGTGGAATGGCAGACTCGTTTAAAACATTCTTTTCGGACGTATTACGTGGCGAGATACATTCGTTACAAGACCTGTTTCGCGGGTTTGGCGACATGTTAATGGACGTTATGTCAACTGTAGCTTCGCAAATAGCGACTTTATGGGTTATGAAAGGTTTGAAAGTTGCGTTTCCGGGATTGTTCCCTGAAAAACAAGGTGGTACAGATTATGTACCGCGTGAAGGGTTACATTGGTTACATCGTGGTGAAAGTGTAAAACCCGCTGGTGTAACTAGCAGCGAAGCGTCGGAAAAGGGTAAAGGTCAAGAAATCAATCTTATAACTGTTCTGTCGCCAGACGCTTTAGCTTCTGCACTTTCGGGGCCAATAGGCGAGAACCTTGTTATAAACCATGTTACAGCTAATATGTTAAGAAACGGTGCGATCCGTAGAGTTTTGGTAGGGGCATAATATGGCAACGTTAAATCTAAAAGAACAGGTAGTAGAAGAGATATTAGATTATCCTGTACTAGTTTCACGTTTTGCTAATGAGTCTGAACAGCGACGGGCAACTCGACAGAAAAGGTTAATAGGGTTCCATGTAGAAACTCCGTTTGCAACTAAAACTGATATGCAGGCGTATCGAGACTTTTTAATTGCACGTGTTGGAAAACTAAACTCGTTTGATTATACAAGTCCGTTTGACGATGTGACTTATACAGTACGGTTTAACAGTCCGATCAGAACCAGATACGCGCGAGGTGTGTTTAAATGTGTATACGATCTTGTTATTTTAGATTATCCTGAGGAATAAAATCTAATGCCACGAACAATAACTTCGGATTTTGAGGCTGAAAAGAATAAAGAGACTAACAAACCTATCTGGTTATATAGAATCGAGACAACGGACGATCGTGTAAACGACTTGTTTTTAGCTGAATATGACGAAGACGTTGATTTTTATAAAGATGATTCTACTCCTCAAACGTATACTGCTTTTGATATAACTCATCAAAGCATTTCACAAAGTCGTGACAGCGAGATTGCTGAACTTGTTATAACTGTATCTAATGTAAACAGATCGATACAATCTTATCTTGAATATCACGACGGGTTACGTGGCAAAAAGGTTACAATTCGACAGGTTTGGTATGACCATCTGGACGATCCGTATACTTATATTGAAGATGAATACTGGATAGATTATCCGCAGGTTAAAGATGGCGGACGGACGATAGATTTTCATCTTACAGGTAAACTAGACATTTTACAGATTAGACTGCCGCGACGTCTGTATTCTCGTAACCATTGTCCGTGGATATATAAAGGTCGAGGATGTTGGAAAGAAGGTACGGGTTCAGTAGACTATGAAGAGCCAGACGGTTTTGATGCAGACCCGTCCGGCGGCGACGAATGTGATAAAACGCTTACAGACTGTAGACGACACCATAACTCTACTCGGTTTGGCGGGTTCCCTTCAGTTCCTGCACGAAGGTTAGTGGTTATATAATGAACAACGGGATAGCAGAAAAATATATCGGATGTCCGTTTGTAGATGGCGGTCGTGATCCAAAAACGGGGTTAGACTGTTATGGTCTGGTTCGTGTTGTTTGTAAAGATATAGGATACGATCTTCCAGACTACGAATATGACAACAAAACTGAATCTGTGTTTATAGAACATTTTCATGAACATGTTTCTCCTGTCTCTCGTAAAGACGTTCAGTTTGGCGATCTTGTCGTGTTTAACGCTGTTTTAGGGTCGTCGGTTCATATAGGGTTTATGCTTGATTCTAACAGATTTTTACATTGTACTCGACCTATGGGAGTTATTACGACTAAACTTACAGCGCAACCGTTTTGTAGAAAAATAAAAGGGTTTTATAGGTTTAATGGCACAAAACGACAATAAAGTCACGGTAAGATATATTCCTGACATAATGACCAAACAAGGGCGTTGGGAACGACGGAGAGTTTGGCGTTCGTCGGAATTGTACCGGTATATACCTAAAAAGTGTCGGAACGACGAATGGCGGGTTATTCATAACCGGTATGGTAGTGTAGACTACGAGAACTGGTCTGTTGTAGAAGTTCTGCCAGACGACGAAATTATAATTATCCAAAAAGCTGCTGACCCTATTTCTTTTCTTGTATCTCTTTTTCCTGTTTGGGTTTCAGGTCCAGGTGTTGTTTCAGAAGGGTTTGCAACTTGGGGTGCTGTTGCGGCTGCTGGCGGGGAAATGATGTGGGGTGCTACGCTATTTGCTGCAATGAGCCTTTTTTCAGTAGGTTATAGCATTTATTCTGCTATGACCTATAAACCCCCTACATTTTCGTCTGAATCGCCTACTTACGGATGGGATAACATAAAAACTACAGCTACTCCTTACGGTGCAGTTCCTGTAGTTTATGGTAAAAATCGTGTTGGCGGTAACATCGTTAACATGTTTATCGAGACGGAAGACAATAAAAACTATCTTAACATGTTACTTGCTTTGTGTGAAGGTGAAGTAGAGTCTATTGCAGGGTTGACTGGTCATACGGATTTTCCTGAACCTAGCGATCTTGACGGTGATACGTCTGAACAACAGGAACGGTTAAACGCTATTGGCGAAAAGATTCTTATAAACGGTTCTGCGATTAATAATTTTCCAGGATGTAAAGTATATACTCGTACTGGTACTCATGACCAGACTGTTATACCAGGGTTTGAACGTACTCATAATTTGGTTCCTGTTAATTGGCAACTGATACATGAATCACCATATACGTATACTACTACAGGGGAAAATGTAAATGAGATTCAGTTACATTTCCGGTGTCCTACTTTAATTCGAATAGGTTCAACAGAACACCCTCAAGGTCCGGTTACGTTGTTGGTAGAATATCGGAAAGCAGATATATCTGGCGAACCGTGGAAACGACATTTTCTTAACGAAGACGAGTCTAGCCCTAAAAATCTTGGTCGATGGGGTAAAGTTGAATATACAACTGCTGGCGATACGGAGATTGAACTGTCTGCTAGAGGAAGTAAAGCGTTTCATGGCGATGGGTATACCAAAGAAGGGTTGACTACTGTTGCGTCTGTTATGGACTATGATACTCGTGAAAGTGATGCGTTTACGTATGATACTGTTGAGTATTGGGAAAAGTATCCGCAACTTCCATATAAGTTAAAAGGTATCCCTGCATCTGATCCTAACGATCTTGATCTTGAAACGCATGCATCGGGATCGCATCGACATTTAGTTGTCCCTGCATGTGAACTGTTTCCGCGAAAAAAGAGTAAAGTTTCGTTACGTCGAACGATAGTAATTAAAGGGTTAGACGCTGGTAAATATGAAGTCCGTATTATTAAAGGTTGTGAAGATAACGAAGAAGAAAATAACGAGTATCGTAACTTATATCTGGATAGTGTAGACGAAATAACGTATTCTGATACTGGCGACACGAACAATACGACAGGGTTTACGTATCCGTATACTGCGCTTCTTGGTCTTAAACTTCTAGCGTCTGAACAGCTTAACGGTAACGTTCCGAACGTTTCTGTTGAAGTTGAAGGGTTAAAAGTCTATACACAAAACTCGTCTGGCGATACGTCAGTACAATATAGTAACAATCCAATATGGTGTGTTTATGATTTTCTTACTAACACTCGTTACGGGTTAGGTGATTATGTTACTGTTGACAATGTTACTTTACCGGATTTGGTGTCTGAAGCTGATTATTGTGACGAATATATAACTAAAGTATTGGATTCGGGTGAAACGGAAAAAAGGTATGAACTTGACGCTGTAATAGACGTTCAACAACCTGCTGCTGATATAGTTAATAAACTATGTGCATCGTTTAACTGTTGGCCGTTCTGGTCTGGCGACAATGTAAACCTTGTTATTGACAAACCTACATCTTCTACCCAAATGTTCGGAATGGGTAACATTATTCCTGAATCGTTTACAGAACAGTTTCGGTCAATAAAAGATACAAAAAACTTATATCGGATCGAGTATCATGACAGAGATAACATGTACGAACGTGACGTTGTTATGGTACAGGACGCTGAAAGTATAGAAACCGATGGCGATCCTATACGAGAAGCTACTATCCAGGCGTTAGGAGTTACACGAGAAAGTCAAGCGATTCGGTTAGCACGATATCTTATTAATATAGACAAATATTCGCCACGAGTTATTGGGTTTCGAGCGGCTACAGACGCTGTAGCTGTGTTACCGGGAGACGTGTTCGACTTTTCGTATGATGTACCGCAATGGAGTTTACATAGCGGCAGAATTTCAGGGTACGGTACAGATGCTGGATGGCCGTATGTAACGTTATACGAAAATGTACCTGTTGAAGGGTCAACTGTTACCAGCAACGTAACCGCGTTACAGTCTACACTTGACGTAACTGATTCATCTGATTTTGACGATGACGGTGGATACGGGTGGTTATATGACCAGACTGGCGTGTTAGACGTGTTTTCGTATACAGGTATATCGGGTAACACGTTGACAGGAATACCTACTGATAGCGGTAACGAATATGCTTTAGACGACCATAACGCTTCGCCGGGAGCACCGTGTTATGTAGCTTTAGGTAAACTGGCAATAGCTGTTAGAACAACTAACGGTGACGTTACTACATATGCGTTGGCAGGAAACATTGTTGCTAATTCAGATGCCGGCGACCATATCTATTTTGGTAACGGGGTTACTCCTGACCCTGTACCTGCCGATTATGACCTGTTTGCTATAGGGTACAACGATACAGAAGAACATGGCAACGTTGTAACTAAAAAGTTTCGATGTTTAAGTCTTCGGCGGCACACTAACCTTGAAGTTGAAATTGTTGGTACGGAGTATAACGCTGAAATATATGACGATAGCGGTATAGTTGTGCCGCCGAAAGATTATACATATTTACCTCATCCGTCTGACGTGTCGCCATGTACGAACATCGCTTTGGCTAGTGGCGGAAATATAGATAACGACGGGACATGGCGACCTTATGTAGCTGTAGGGTTTACTCCGCCAGAAAGTATTCATTGGAACCATGTGGCGATATATGTAGCGGTTATAGATAGCGGTGACGATGTGCCTGGAGATGGAAGTTACGATATTACTAATCCTTTTATAGCCAAAAAGTCGCCTGCAATTTTAGAAGGTACATCGTATGGGTTTGTTGCAGAACAGATCGTATATGTTAAAGTTGCGTCTGTTAATGATGACAGTACAGAAGAACCTTTATCAACACTAACAGCGTATAATGTTACTGTAGAAGGCCCGCCAAACCCGCCAAGTGACGTGTCTTTTGACCATACCGCGTCTGGTGACAACGAAAAATGCCAGTTTTATGATATATTTGCAGAACTTGTATGGCATCCGGTTGATCCTGATAGTAACAAGGATTTAGCGTGGTATGAAGTGCGGGACGAGGTTAGTAGCGGGTCAACTTGGGGTGACGATGACGAACATTTAATATACCGGGGTCTGGCAACGAAATGTATCCATTATCCTGACACTTACGAACATACGTATTATATTAAAGCGCGTAATCGTAGCGGGTTATGGTCGGAAAATTATGATACGGTGACGTTGACGAATCCTGAACCGACTGCACCTACGATGAGATCTATGGCTGGAATTCCGCAAGGGGTTCGAGTTGTATGGGACCCGCCCGAACCACATAGTGAGCATCCAGATATAGTCGGGTACGAAATTTGGTATGGATCAACTGATCCTCCTACGGCTCATTATTATGTAGAAACAACAACACATACTTTTACATCACTCGCTGGTGGAGATGATCTTTACGTTAAAGTATATGCGCGTGACATGTTTCGTCTTTCAACCCAAGATTCTGGTACATTCCATGCCGTAGTCCCCTATATTGACGCTTCGGATACTGCGTTTGGCATTCCGACATTTGATGGTCTCGTGTTTCATCACGATACTCCATCTTCTGGCTATATTTCGTGGGACGCTTGTACGGTCGAATATGTAGATAGTGGTGGAAACCATGTTCATGGAGATATATATGCGGATAATACAAACGACAAATATGTGTTCTGGTCTCCGAACGATGATACTGACGAGTTTGACACTACTAACAACCAGAACCAGTTTATAGGAGACCCTGACATATGGCTTATTGCTATTAACGACGACGGACAATACTCGTTACGTCTGGCATCTCGTATTATCCATGGCGGTATGATTCAGGCTGAAACGGTTAAAACAGAACATCTTATCTCAGGGGTAGCTTCTGTAGGTAGCATTACAACTTTCGGTTCCTGGAACGTAAATAATGTCAATGCAGGCGATACGGAAATGGTGGTTGCTAACGCCACAGATTGGCCTGTACCGTCGAGTGGCGAGACAAAAGAAGCGTATCTACATGATCCTACAACCGGGTTAGATACTTTTACCTATACTGGTATTGTAGGCGGAGAACTTCAAGGCATTCCTGATGCTGGCGAGTTTGCACTTACATCTCACGGTCGAGGTTGTATGGTTACGCCTGAAGCTAAACAGCATTTTGAAGTTAGTATGGCTCGTGGTGAAGGCGTTTTCTTTGGTGATCGTGGCGATGGAGTTGTTGAAGAAATTGCTACTATTGGAATTAAAACAGTTGGCGGCGATATCGTTATAGGTTATTTCGGCTCTGCTGATTCAAGCAGAGTAGGAGTTTATGGACGATCCAGTTCATCTTATGGAGTTTGGGGAACATCTGATTCAGAACATGGAGTTCATGGAATCTCTGATTCATCTATTGGAGTTTATGGGTGGTCTAATTCAAACTATGGAGTCTATGGACAATCTGGTTCACTCTATGGGGTTTATGGACGGTCTGCTTCCTCGTGGGGTGTCTATGGCTCTTCAGATTCATCTGTTGGGGTCCGTGGGGTGTCTGATACAAGCACCGGTATTCTCGGATCTTCCGTTTCAGGTATAGCCGGATACTTCGATGCAACGGGATCGTCAGCTAAAGCCATCATTGCTCGTCGTGCAGATTCCGTTGCCGATTCCACTGTAGGCCATCTCGTCGTTGAACAAGATAGTACAGGTGACGCTTCTATAGACCTTCTTCTTACTGGCGGTCAACGTTGGCGTATAGCTTGTGACAATTCCGCGTCCGGTGACCCGCTAAAAATTGCAACTGACCATAACGTAAATGCAAACACGGTTTTAACTTTAACTACCGCTGGCAGTTTAACTATTACAGGTAACCTTGCAGTTAATGGCGACAATATCACTACAGATGGCGATTGTCATCTTATAGCGACTGAAGACCTTTATCTCGAAGCTGACGACGAAGGTTATGGCGATAAATCCATCTATTTTGTGAACGATGGTAATACTGTCGGTGAGTTTGATAGCGACGGTCTTCTTAAACTTAACGATAGCATTGACATGGTTTCTGGTAAATGGATAGGTCTCAGCAGCGGTAGTGGACGACTTGTGTTTACAGAAGTAGGTGCAACCGATAAACTAACGGTAGCGAACGCTGACCTTTCGATTGGTGGCGGATACGGTGCAACTGGCGTAACTATTTCTGCAACAGGTGTATTACAAGCGAATGGTAGTATTACAAGTGATAGCACAGTTAATGGTACGGCTTTCTTGGTTAATGGTACAGCCAATCATGGTGTAACGGAATCTGGCGGTAACATTCGTGTTGGCCAAAATGTTGACAATTTCTTTGAACTTCGGGCAGGAGTAATTTATACCTATGTTGGTGGGAATGTTGAGTATCAATTCGCAACAGCCAACTTTAGTCCTTATGTTGATGTGCAGAACAATTTAGGCGATGCTGCAAAAAGATGGCATACACTTTATAGTGCTGGCGCTGTTATTGGAGACGCTACAAACAAGACCACATTCGCTACAGACGGTTTTATATCTTTTGCAGGTACAGCACGACCGACTCAACGTGCAGTGATCCCCAGCGAAAATCTTATAAAAGGCCCTGCAAACGATCCTAATTTTGAGTTGATAGACGGTAGCACAACAAGTGGTTGTTATGCGTTTGACAAAGCCAGCGACGAGATGCTTTACGGACATTGGGGTGTACCGCCTGACTATGAAGATGGAACAGATTTACACGTTCATGTCCATTGGGCACCAGACGATGATGGGGAAGGTACAGTTGTATGGAAGTTCGAATATCTTGTAACTGAACCAAACGAGGGAGACGATATAGGTGCTGCACCCGATGCTACATTAACTATGTCAAGTCCAACAAACGAGATTGCAGAAGAACATATCCAAAGTTCAACAGCAACTATAGACGGCGAAAACATTGAATCGGATATGGTAGTACATTTTAGAATATACCGGAACGCTAGCAACCCATCTGACGATTACGATAACGATGCGTTTCTGATAGCGTTACATATCGAGTATATGGCTGACAGTCTTGGTGCGGATGATCATTGGTAAGAAAAGGAGGTGAACCAGAATGTCAAGAACAGAACAGTTTAGTGAAGTCGAAGTAGACGTTGCCACTGCTGTAGGTATCCCGGAAGGAAAAGCTACTATGCGTGTTGTTACCTGCGCTGCTGAAAGTTGTAACAAAAAAGGGTTATGGAATCAGAGGAAGAGAACTATGAAAGGTTGGATAAAGTTGTCTAGCCTATATCCAAACGACGAAACGGTGTCAGAAGAGTTACAAAGAGAAATATACTGTTGTAGTCCTGGATGTGGAATAGAAGTGTTGAGTAACCTTAATAGCACAAAACCAAAATCAGAAGAGTTAGGGGGTATATAGAATGTTGGTAGACTTTGATCAGGTTGTAAAAGATTTAGACGGTAACTTCGTTTCTGACGGTAATAACATGGGACAGAGTGTACCATTAACATTAGCGCGGGCATGTTCAAACGCGCTTGTATATGCTAAAGGACAGAAAATGTCTGGTAGCGAATATCTCAAACAGTTCGATTTGGGGTTAAAGATTCATAAAGGTGGCAAAATAGATGTTTCTGAAAACGAAATTGCGTTACTAAAACAAGTTATCCCGCAGATGTATCCTGTACCGTTGGTGGTAGCGCAAACGTATAAAATGTTAGAAAGTCAGACAGATGGCAAATGACAAATGTGCATTAGGCGCTCGTAACAGAGCAGATATTGAAAACTTGAAAGAACGTGTAAACAGAATGGATAGCAAACTCAACAAGATATTGTGGTTAGTTATTGCTACACTAGCAGGTATAGTGGTTCAGCTAATAATACGGTTGAACGGTCAGATTTCCGGTTGACAAAGACCTGTTGGATGTGGTATACTACTAACGAGCAAGAGATATGAACGAACAACATCGTAATCCTGTATATAGTTACGTTAATGGCGTTTGGACAAGCCATTTCGCGTTGCACGAGATTGTGCGAGTCCATTGGACTGTTTTGGTATCGGCAGAACGTGTACGTGCAAAACTCAACGAGCTACATGGCGGCGGGATAACGTTAGAGATCAAAGGACTTGCACGGACAGAAGCTGATAACGTAGCGTTGGCACAGAAGTTAGGATGGACGTGTAACGGGGGACAAGTCAGTCGTTATTCAACGCATCTGGTTAATTACGAAAACAGGTTGGGGGAAAAAGGATGTTGTGGAATAGATTTAGTGGCGTTAAGAACAAACAACGCTGGCGGAGGGTTCTGTCCACGAAAACGTGTACCTCAACGAGAATTAGGTAGCGTGTGTAGACAGTTTTTTGATTGGGTTAAAGACGATTATCGGGACGGTCACGTACATGCCGATAACAGGGCAGGTGGGTTGAAAGTAAGGAGAGATATAAAATGACAGCGTGGATATTAGAACATTTAGTTTTGTCAGGAGTTATGTTGGCAATTATAGCTGGCACAATAGTTACATGGATGAACCAGCGGTGTCCGTTAAAATATCGTAGAGCTGTACACAAATATTTGCCTGAAATATTAGATACGGTTGGTGAAGCGATTTTAGAAGATGAAATCGAGTTGCCGTATGAAGAAAAGATAGCTAAACTGTTATCGTTGTTACGTGAAAAGATTGAAAAAGATTTTGATGTTGTACCGTCTGGCGGTCTTGAAACGTATCTGGAAAAAGTAGCTATCAGAAAAGTAAAACAGGTATAGAGGGAAACGTTATGAAACGGTTGTTGGTTTGTTTTTCGGTTAGCATGATGTTACTAGCAGGTTGCGCTACTTTAGATAGACGACAAGAACAACCTGAAACTGTGAACGTTGTACATACACATAAAGCGCCTGATAAAGGTGCGGTTGTAGAGATTGTAAAAGCTGTAGTTGAACCTGTTGGTAAAGTTGCTGAATCTATGGCTACCGCGGCTACTCCGTTAACGTCGGGTATTGGCGAAGCTGTTAGCGCGTTAGGACGTGGTATAGGTGCAACGTTCCCTGTATTCGGAGCAGCGGATTCTGCTACAGTTTATACACGTATGTCGGGGTACGACGAAGTAGAGTTAGGTGAAGTTAAAGCGTCTGTTGCTGATGTAAAAGCAGGTTCTGAAGATATAGAAGCTGGTATAAACAATAACGAAGATAGGGATAACGATAATGAGTAAAGGTATGCCACTGAACGATAAACCACAACAACTTACACAACCTCAAGATTTTAACAAGGTTTTTAATACAGAACAAGCAACTGTACAACCGCAAGTTGGTAATATCGTTAGTTTATCTGATATAGACGACCATTTCCGTATCAAAAATCATTTGCGTACAGTATATGATGAACATGCATTTGATTGTAAACCTATATTAAAACCCGATCCGACAAGTTTACCTCCTGACATTGATACAGAAGATTTAACCGAGTTTATATCTGCTGTTGAAAAACGTTTAGTTAAAGGTTGTGCAAGTTATAGTGCGTATAGTTATCTAAAAAAAGATGAAACTCAAGATATTGCAGAAGAGTTTCTTGACATAGCTGCGTATGCACTGTTTGGATGGTTAAAAGCTACGCGATTACAGAAATTACAACAGGCAGCAGAAAAGGTGTTGAAAAACGACAAAAAAGATACGATATGATATTTGAACCGTATCTATTTACAGTTCACCAGTTTACTGTAACCACTCGCAAGTTTGGTCAACCTATCTATTTATATCCTCTTAGCGACGTTCACCGATATTGTGCTTTTCATGACAAAGACGCTTTTAAGGCTTTTAACGACAAATGTAAAGCGCGAATTGATAATGGCGATTGTGTTGTGTTTGGACTTATGGGTGACGAGATAGAAGGTATGTCGCGGTCTGAACGGGCTGCGTTAATGAACCCTGACTTTCATAGCGAACATTTTGACAGACTTTCAAACCAGTTTAAAGCTGAACTAGACGATTTTGCGGATACCACTTCGTATATGCGTGGTCGGATAGGATGGATGTTAGACGGTAACCATCGTGGCGTTATTAGGTTAGGTAAAGATGGGTGGCAGAACTCTACAGACTATTTAGCGCAACAGTATAACAAAAAGTTACAACCGGACGAGTTACGTGCTGTAAATTTAGGTGGTATGGCGTTGATACATATGTCAATTACCGCTGAACGGACTAATAAAACAACTGCAATAGACATTTTAGCGGTACATGGCGAGACGATAGGTGGCGGTCGTACAAAAGGTGGAAGTATAAACGCTGTTGTAAAGTTAAGAGATATTGCAGATGCTAACCTTTATTTAGCAGGACATAATCATGATAAACAAGCTACCGGCGATAATCCTTTACGATTAACTATGTGGCGTAAAAGACCGCATATGTTGTTTAGACCGGTTAGATACGTTCGATGTGGCGGATATAGACGTGGGTATATGGTAGGAGCGGACAACTATGTAGCGCGACAACATCGGCCACCTGCGGTTATAGGTACACCGGAAATAGAGATAACGCCAGTTAGAAAACGTATGAACAAAGAAGAATATATTAGCGTTCGAATTGAGGTTAACAACGTATGATTATTTATGTTGCAGGACCGTATCGTGCTGAAACGGAAAATGAAGTACGTGAAAATATTATTAAAGCGAGAGAAGCAGCGGTTGAAATATTAAAACGAGGTCATATTCCTGTTTCGCCACATTTGTTATGGGAAGGTATGGGTGGTATAGTTGACGATACGGTGTTCCTAGATGCAGGGTTGGATATTCTCGAACGGTTTTGTGACGCTATATATATGGTAAACGGATGGCATGACAGTCAAGGTTCAATTAACGAACACGAAAACGCACAACTTTGGGGTAAACGTGTATTTTATAATATAAAGGCAATACCAGATGGTAAATAAAGTTATATGGTTATTACAACAAGAATGGTTTTGGGCTGGAATAGCTGTGTTTGGCAACACTTTATGGCAACTGGCTAAACGTCGTGAAAAGAAAAAAGATGCAGCGTTAAATGCGTTGTTAGAAAGTATAGAGTTAATATCGTTACGTGACACGGTTGCGAAATCTATTACCAGACGACGGTTGAGTAGAATGGATCGTGGAGTTAATGTGCTTGTACGAAAACGGTTACAGGATTATGGGTTGTTAGAGTTGCATAAAGAGATGGATACGTCTGATGTTGCTGTTGAAGATATTGAACCGCGACGACGACTGGTTGTTTCTCGTATTGAAACGTACAATCACAGGCAGCCGTGGTGGCGGAAAGTATGGCAACGGTTTTCCGCTTGACTTTTTGGTACAGGATGTGTTATACTAATAGCTGTAGTCGGAAGGAACAAGAAGGAAAACCCAAGAGTCTGTAGGCTTGTGGCGGAAAAACCTTATAGCAGGTGGGGTAACGCACTGTCGCTGGTACGGCACGATCACCGTATGGTCACAGGGCAGGTCAACTGAATTTAGCATGATACGCTAATCTGCTTTCAGTTGTGCTGGTAAGCCAAAAGCTAAGTCCAGCCAAGTCTATTTTTAGGAGATATAGTGAAAGCGATACTGATATTTATAGCGTTTATAGGATGGTTTGCATTTTTGGTTCAATCGATTGCGTACAGACAAATGGTTCGACGGTATGAACTTGTCGAACGGTTACGAAGATCGGTGTTTATACCTTCGTTTCATAGCGATAACGGTGGGGAATAGATAAGAATGAACATAGCTGATAACGAACAGTCTGGACGGAGAAACGTCGTTAGAATCTGTCGGTTAAACATTTCATACCCTGTTCATATCCCGTGGCAACGGTACGGAGTCACCTTGTCGAAGATGAAAATAAAAGGCTGAAGGACAGAAGTCCGACAGCCTAAGGGGTGTCTCCCTTTCGGAAGGACGTTAGACAGTATACCATATCGGCTAAACATTTGTCAATAGGAAAAGCTTGAAAATGTTGAAGTATAGGCAGTACAGATTGTTGTGGTTGTTACTTTATCTTACCGACCCCTCTTGTTCTATTCGTAACAACCGTAACTGTTCCCCCTTATGCTCCTTTGTGCCCGTTTCTGTACTGCCTATTATTTCTATTGGATAACCGGTTATGTCTAAATGTGAAAAACGACAGATAGTACCTGGCGGACAGTTACCGTGTATTCATTATATACGGACAGCGCAAGGTCAACCTGGGCTGTGTAAACTAGGTTCAAAGTTTTTATGTACGGAAGCGATAAAAACGTTAGCTCCTCGACTGTCACATAGCGCAGTACAAACCTGGTGTAGATGTCGGCGAGAGTATTATTACTCTTATATACAGGGGATTAGGGTTAAAGACGCAAAAGCGAGTAACGCTATTAAGTTAGGTAAAATATGGGATAAAGCGTGTGATAGTTATTATAACGAGAATACTTTTATGTTTGACGGGTTAACGGAGATAATAGATAAACTGGAAATTCCCCCTTATGAGGCGGCAAAAGTTCTAGCTGTTATACGCGCAACTGAATCTTTACAACTTCAGTTGCCAAAAAAAATCACACCCCAAGTCGCTGTCACAGAACTTTTGCCGCCAGTTGAAAATTATACTATGCCGTTTGTAAAGGCTGTTTATGACGGTAAAGGGCCAGGATTCTTTATTGAAAACAAGTTTGTAGGTAATCCGCAAAACTATTTAGCTGTACCTAACATAACTTCACAGGTTGGTACATATTTTATGTTAGACTCCTCTTTACAATACTGTATTATGCAAGTTGTACGACGACCTGGACAGAAACCGCTAAAAGCTGGTAGATCACGTAACGTTGCTGAATCTGTTGACGGGTTTGAAGAACGTATATTTCAAGATATAATCAGTCGCCCGTCATATTATTTTGTTGGTTGGGATAAAAAGGCTAAAACGTTTGGTAAAAGGTTTTATCGTAACGAGTTTGATTTTAGTGCGTTAATTCATCGGTATATGTTTGTAGCGCAAGAGATACGAGAATGTGAAGAACGTGGGTCGTTTTATCAGAACGAGAATGCATGTATACGCTATGGTGACATGTGTGAATATCGTCCTATATGTGATACTGGCGGGGTAAGTGAAGAGATATTTGAACGGAGGGATAAAGATGTCTATGCGCGAGGCTGACAACGATTGTCGTGTAGCGGCGGAACTGTTTTATCGGTATCTTAAAAGTGGAATAGCGGTTCTTCATCGAGCTGGACTTTCTAAAAGAGATGCACGAAAGTTTTTATCGGGGTTCGTTGCATCTTTTATAGCTTATGTTAAGTATACAGACGTTTTGAGATGGGAACAGATTGAGTTAGATACGGATGGAATACTTGTTACGTTGGACAAAATAACAGAAATTGCGGAGGAAAAGTCTGATGCCTATGTCCATTAAAACAGCAGAACAGTTACCTAAGTTTGGCAAGTTTGGTGTTATTTATGGTCCGACTGGTGTAGGTAAAACTACATCGTTGATACAGACCGGACCGAAACCGCTTCTACATATTAATACCGAACCGCGAAGTGCACGTGACTTTTGGGTAGCTGCTGGTAGTCCTAAAGATGTTGAGTTTGTAGATTATACGGATTGGAACGAGTTGAAAGAGTTTTTAGAGACGAACGATTTTAGTAAATATAAAACGATTGTGTTTGACGGATTGTCACATTTTATGGGTGTAGGGTTAATGGGTGAGATTGAAGATGAAGCGCATGAATCGCGGTCTAAAAAAGGTAAAGTTGAACGGATGTTAATGTCACAAGCTAAAATGACAGAAGAAGGATATGGCATATTAGCGTCGTTAACGTCACGAATAGTTGACCCGTTAGGTAGACTATCAAAAACTGGTATTTGTGTAGTTATGACGGCACGAGAAGATCAACGTGCTAAATGGGATCGAACGTTAGCTGCTGCGCCGCTGTTGTCAGGCCGTAAGTTTCCAAACGAAATGCCAGGATACTTGGATTTTATAGGTCGTGTAGAAACCAGATACGATAATAGCGGTAAAATAGTGTTCCCGCCAACGGTGATATTTGATGGTGAAGGGTTTATGGCTAAATGGACGGGAGTTAGACCAAAAACTGAAGATGGTAGTTATATGCCAATAGCAGGTCCGTTGGATTTAGAGAAAATACTGGCGAAATTGCAGGGAGAAGAAAAATGAGTCTATCTGTTGCGATTATAGGTTCTGACGATATAGACGATTTGAGTGTTAACAACATTTGGGCTGGTATTACTTCTAACCGGTTTCAGATTCATGGCGTTGACGATAGCGATAACGTAGCTGTTTTAACGCTTACAAAACGGCAAATTCGACAGATTATCGAAACTGGCAGACGTTATTTAGAACAGAACGAAGGGGGTGGTTAATGGCGTTTAGATGTTGTTGTGTAACGTTTGGTTTGTAAAAGAAAAGGAGAGACGAAAAAATGAAAACGACTGGACGACAAAACGCGGAATTTGGGTTCCCGGCGGTACCGGCTGGCGAGTATCTGTTACAGTATCTTGAAGGTATAACATTTCAAGAACCACGAGAAAGGCCAGACGGTAGTAGAAGCGAATCTGTCGCTAAAGTACTTGCAATTCCAACTAAACCTATATCTAGAATTGTAAAAGCGGCAGACGGGACAGAACGGTTCGAGGATATTGACGAGGATATTGGTCGAGTGTTCTTGAACATCAATTTGGGTTTACCGGGACACGAAACTTTAACACGAATTAGCGAACAGCGGATAGCGGATATACTTGCGAACGTACAAGGGTCAACTCCGGGTACAACGTTAGAAGCTGAGTTCCAAGCACATCTTAACGCTGACTCTTGGTTTGACGATGCGGTTATAAACCAAATCAAAATGAAGTTGCCAGAAAAAGTTACACGTGCAACTGTTACTAACCGAGAGTATAATGGCAAAACAATTGCTGATATAGCTAAAGTCTCGTTGGTGGACGGTAAATCTGTTCCGCAACCAAAAGCAACGAACCCTGTAACAGAACCTGTAACAGAAACCGAGTCTAGCTGGTAACAGTGGTAAGGGGTACATATAACTTTAGTTTAGTGCAAATAACGTGTACGAACCTGTTGTTTACATCTATACTGTTATATGTACCCCTACAGACCACTTTTTTTATGTTATGAGAGTACAAGGTAAAACTAAAATAGCTGTTAATCGACCGAAAACTACACGAGTCGATTGGAAACCTACAAAGATACCAAACGGGTTTTATTTACAAATCGACACACGAGAACAGCAACCGTTTTTTATAAGACATAGAATAAACAAAGGCGAAACGCGGATAGTTGATATTGGTAACGAACGTTTGTTGTGTATAGGAGAAACTTTACATAACGGCGATTATGCTGTTGCGGGAATGCCGTTGTGTGTTGAACGCAAACAGTTATCGGATTTCTTTTCGTATATAGGTGTTGAACGTAAAAAGACTGTTGAAAAGTTAGAACGGTTACGAGACCAACGATGGTCGGGGTTGGTAGTAGAAGCGGACGAGAATGATTTGTATATGCCACAGATGTATGGCGGTTCTATTACGCCGGAACAGGTACGTGGATTTTTAGTAAGTTGTAGTGTACGGTACGGGGTACATGTGTATATGAACAGAGACAGGACAGTATGTGAACGGTGGGTGTTGGATAGATTGGTTAAAGGGTATAACGTAATGCGGGAGACGGGATAATGGCTAACATTAATCAACATACGTACATTGATTGGGAATCTCCTGAATATCCTTGGATTGTAGAATATGTAAATATGCAATGTAAGGATAAAGATATTTCTGAAGATCCAACAACTTTCCGTTGGGAAGAGTATCAACGGTATTGGACAAGAGAAGATGCGCGACAAGTAAAACGAATGGTAGAAAAAAAAGGGAATAAAGCGCGTATTAGACGTTGCTGGGTAGAAAAAAAGATATATTCATGAAAGGAAGTTTAGGTGATAGAAATGGCTACAAAAAAGAAAGGTATACCGCGTCGAGACGGTAGTGGTAAAGGACGTCGTGCAAACCGAGGTCGTGGCGGATGTAAAACAACGCAACGGGTTGGGAGAGGTAGAAAATGAGAGACTGGATTTGTCCGAACTGTGGTGTATCTGCGGCGTATCGACATAGTGTATACGAGTTTAGCAGCAACTTAGAGTCGCGTATGCATAATAAAGATGGAAAAGAAATAGCAGATAGTTTAGAGGAGGAATTTGTAAAAAGCGTATTGGTTGTAAACCGTTGTCTTAATTGCGGTACAGTACACAAAGAATCAAAAAAAGTTCAAGAGACGGTTAATGAGTGAATTTGAATGTAAATGTGGTGCGATATGGCATGTAGGTCAGAAGATATGTCTTCGATGCGGTAGACTGACTCCTTATCGGATGGACGGTATGACAGACGAGCAGTTGGTAGCGGATGAAGAACAGCAGCATGACGAAACGGATGATTATAATGATAAGGAGGATAGAATAGGAGATGAAAACGCAAGGAACACGAAACGCGACTATTAGTTGGGACCATTTAAAACAGGATTTAGAACAGTTTGCGTTGTTTGGCGTACCAGCGCAGGACGATAAAGGACATAGTGTAAACGTTAATTATAGAGTACGACAGGCGCATATAGATATATTAGAAGAGGTAAGAGAGAAAGCGCCTAAAGGCTGGTTTAAAACAAAAGCTAGTTTACACAGGTCTATATTATGTATAGGTACATGGGTTATATTACATTTATTAGACGAAGATTATAATACAGAATTAAACATAGGGGAATTAAAGAAACGTTTAGAGATTATGAACAAGTTAGCAAAAAAAGAACGTGTTGCGCAGTTATACAAAGATTTGGCTAAATTAGAATCGAATATCAATGATTCTAACATAACTAACAAAGAAGAAGCTATAGCTGCGATATGGGAAAATAAAGCAGAAATAGGACGTATATTAAGTAATGGTTAAAGGTGTTAAGAGGCTGACATGTTATAAGTTCAAGCGTCACAGCGCGTTACACAGCCTTACAGCTTTATCTTATACCTTTTGCGTGTATGCGTGGTTGCGTGATTGCGTGCAAGCGTGTATAATTACTGCGTGCACTTTTTTCGACCAACACGCAGGTATTGATCTTATATATATAGGGAGATTTGCGTGATGTCGTGTATGCGTGGTTGCGTGGAGTGCGTGGTTGCGTGTACCTGTGCGGTGTGTGTAGTAGTGGTATAAAAGGAAACGGAATTATGTTAAAAAATAGGCCAGACGTTGAATATCGGTTCTTTGAAAATACAAAACTGAAATCTATGGCAAAAGATGCTATAGAACCTATATTAGATTATTTGCCATTTTGGGTCTATTCAGTTATTGTAGATTGTGCTGGTGGTCCATCTAAAGAAGACCCTTCTAGTTGCGCGTCTATTACTTTTCGTCCTGAATATCGACAGGTACAAATTGTATTGTATACTAAGTTTTTCGATACTACTATAAAAGATCAACAATTAGATATGTATCATGAATTGTGTCATACTTTTGTTGCTGGACTTACTGAATGGGTAAAAAGACGGTTATGGCTTGTAATAGATGAAAATGTCAAAAACAACAAACAGATGAACGATATTTTGGAAAACGAGTTTCAAGAACGGGTTGAAAGTATAGTACAGGATATGGCCTATATATTTAAGAATATAAAAGGTATTAACAATGAGTATGGCTATTAAGGTTTATTGTCCTAAATGTGGTGAAGTAAATTATATGACTGTTATTGGCGACGTTTTGTCTGCTTTACCGCATAATCCCAGTTTATTCTGTATGGAATGTCAGACGTATTGGCGGTTAGAGTTTTATGAGTATGACGATGAAAATAATCCTGTAACTGTTTATGAACATTATGACGAGTTAAAAGAACGTAGTTATAGAGAAGGGCATACGTGCGTTTATTGTAAAGATACGGGTGTTGTATGTAGAAATGTAATTAAAGATGGCGTTTTAATGTCTCGTGTAGGTGAAGATTGTGTAATGTGTGATGCTAATAGGGTTAGAGGTTTGGGGAATGGCAAAGAGTGTTGATATCGGCGAGTGTACGTTATATCAAGGTGACTGTCTGGACGTGTTGCAGGAGTTACCAGAGAACAGTGTTGACAGCGTAATTTGCGATCCTCCGTATGGACTTGGATTCCTAAGTATGGCATGGGATACGTTTCAACAAGAGTATCTTAATAAACGACGTGAATCTGATAAAAAACGACAACCTCGGACTGACGGTAGAAAAGTAGTAGCTTGGGGCAATGCAGCAGATGCTGGCGCGTATGATTATTCTCGTAACAACGAGTTTCAGGAATGGTGTTATACATGGGCACGTGAATGTTTGCGTGTAGCGAAACCTGGCGCGATGTTGGTAGCGTTTGGAGGTACAAGAACGAGTCATAGACTCACATGCGCGGTTGAAGATGCGGGATGGCAGATACGCGATACGCTCATGTGGGTATATGGTAGTGGCTTCCCGAAATCGTACGATATTAGTAAAGGGATTGATCGAGCGGCGGGGGCTAAGCGGAGAGTGGTTGGTGTTGCTGGCAAGTCTGGAAGTAAACGGCATTCAATGGCTGGGGATTTTGCTGGCGGGGAGTATATGTCAACCGCCCCTGCTACAGACGTCGCAAAGCTGTGGTCTGGCTGGGGCACGGCTTTGAAGCCACACTATGAACCGATTGTGCTTGCGATGAAACCGTTAGACGGGACGTATGCGCAGAACGCGGAAAAGTGGGGGGTTGCTGGGTTGGCGATTGATAGCACGCGGATAGAGACAACCGACTTGCGTTCTGGTGGTTTTGGTAAAGGCAAGCGCCCGTGGCAGATGGGGGATGTTGGCGGAAACACACAGTATGTTGGTTCTGAGCAGGGTCGTTGGCCTGCGAACGTGTTGTTGTCGCATCATCCCGAATGTGTCGAGGGCGGGGTGTGTTATGCAGAATGTCCGGTACGGATGTTGGATGAGCAGAGTGGAACAAGCATATCTGTTCCTAGTGGATATGACTGGGATAATAGCAACAACAACAACCCTGTGCATATTGCCCATAACATCAAGAGTGGTACTCATTTTAATGACACTGGTGGCGCGTCACGTTTCTTTAAGGTGATTGAACATGATATGTGTTGCGTTCTTTGTGGGTTAACAATGGGGCAACGGCATGGTATAATGAACACAACAAAGAAAGGAGAGTTATTATGCAATGCCCAGTCTGCCAAAGAGAATTTATTCCCAAACGAAGAAGACAACAGTTCTGTTCATATTCCTGTGCTGGAAAAGATACTGCAAGACGAAGGGGGCAAATCGGGCAAATTGAGGGAGTCTGTCCACAATGTGGAAAGCATTTCATTGCCTATGCAGGAAACCACCAAAAGTATTGCTCGGCACAATGTGCCCATGACGCAAGACGAAAAGATCGCCCGCGCTGTGAAGTCTGTGGGAAACCTGTGCGACTTATGCGCAACCGCTATTGCTCGAAGTCTTGTAGCAATCAAGCGAGGCCAAGACCCGGATTCCGAACTTGGCAAGGTTTCTATCAGCGAGCACAAAAAGCGAATCCTATACCAGAGCCTTGTGTTATGTGCGGAAAATTGGGGCAACATCGACACCATCCCGACTATACCGAACCTGAAGTTGTGGTTTGGCTATGTGCAAAATGCCATGCTAAACTCCACCCTAATAAACGAAATGGAAATCGCACACGGCCCGACGAGGTTCAGCTATCAAAGTAAAGCATCCAGCGCGGAACGAAACGCTGGGTTGAACGGGATACCTGCTGACACGACTGATGACGGACGACAGAAACCTATTGACAACGCCTATCAGCGGGGTAAAACGTTACGACGTAATACGCATCCAACTGTAAAACCTATAGCCTTGATGGAATGGCTATGTCGTCTCACGTCTACGCCTACTGGTGGTATAGTACTTGACCCGTTTATGGGTAGCGGTACAACTGGAATTGCAGCACATAATACAGGTCGCAAGTTTATTGGTATTGAAAAGGATGAAGAATACTTTGAGTTAGCGTGTATTCGTATTAAAGAGAATACGCGACAGAGAATGTTAAAGTTATGAACCAATGACGGAGAAAAGGAATAAACTAATGACGGATTCGCAACGTAGCCCGTTATGGATAATTCGACAACAATGTTTAGACTGTGTAGGATTCAGTCCGAAACGGGTACGGGAATGTAATTTTACATGGTGTGCGTTATGGCCGTATCGTATGGGACACCGTCCGAAGGAATGGCTGGGCGAGATTTGCGGTGCACGATATAGTCCTCGACAGGCGATAAGGCGGCATTGTCTCTGGTGTTGCTGTGAAAGTGCGCGGGAAGTGAAGTTATGTCCAGCTAAAGATTGTCCGTCCTGGAAATGGCGACTCGGTACGCCAGAAGAATACAAACGTACAATGACATCTGAACAGCGTGAGAGAATGGCCCAGAATCTTAAAAAGGCCCGTTCTTGCTATAGAAAAACGACAAACTCGGTCGAGATAAGGGGTAAGGTAAGGGAAGAGACTGATAACGCAAATTTGGGGTTAGACCATGTGTCAGATAACAGACATTGAATCTATGAACCGCGCTAAGGCCTCTTTTGCCAGTTTTCGAGACAAACCTTTTCGTGAATATCAGTCAGAAGCTATAGATTTTATATTATCGTCAAACAAACCTGTCGTAGCTTTATCTGCACCTACAGGGTCTGGTAAATCGCTTATAGGTATGTGTAGTGGCGCTATAAAGAAGAATATGGTATATTTGTGTCATAGCAAAAGTCTTCAGAACCAGATTATAGAGGATTTCGGGGAGGCGGAAAAGTTATGGGGTCGGAACAATTATCCTTGTACTGCACATCCTATGTTGACAGCGGCGGAATGTACACATAGCAGTCATCGACCGTGCGAATATATTGACGAATGTGAGTATAGAACAGCTAAACGTAGAGTATTAAACGCACCATTACGTATACTAAACTACAGTTATTATTTATACGAATGTAACTATGTCGGACGGTTTAGCGGGTTACCGTTAATAATATGTGACGAAGCGGATATGATAGAGAGTTTGTTATCGGGGTTTATAGGATTAAATATAACGTCTGGCCAGTTAAAGATGTTTAAATTGGATTTACCTAAATATAAGAATCCTACAGCTAAAAACGGGTTAGCGGAATGGAAAATGTGGGCTGAAAAAGCGCAGGATAGTGTTAGAAGGAAGTTAGTAACGGTTAAACATATATTAGAAGACAGTCAAGAAGACGAGTTTGGAGAGGAACATATAAAAGCGTTACGTCAAAAACATCGGATAGAAAGTCTGTTACGTCAGTTATCGTTGTTTTTGTTATATGTAGATGAAACGTGGATTATGGAAGAACATGTTAGTAAAGTGTACGGTACACGATGGACGTTTAGTCCGTTATGGTTGACAGAAAAGTTAGCGTACCAGTATTTCTGGCGACATGCGGACAGGTTTGTGTTAATGAGCGCGACGCTGCCGCCTGTACCTGTATTATCGAAACTGTTAGGTATACCTATAGGAGATATAGATTATAAAGAGATTGACAGTACGTTTCCCGTAGACCGACGACCTATACATATGAGACCTGTAGCTAATATAACTGCAAAGACGTTTAACGACGAAATCCCGAAAGTTGTAATAGCTATACGAGACATATTACATGATCATCCTAACGAAAAAGGGTTGATACATGCTGTATCGTATAAACTTGCACGAGAGATTGTACGTAACATAGACGGTGCGAACAAAGATAGAATAATAACTCATAATGCGCGTAACAAAATAGATGTGTTAGAGAAATTTAAATCGTCTAACAAACCGTTAGTACTAATAAGTCCCAGTTGCGAACGAGGGATAGATTTACCAGACGACTATGCACGGTTTATTATATGGGCTAAAATGCCATATTTGAGTCGAGGCGATCAGCGGACTGAAAAACGGTTATGGAGCGGAAAACTGGGGTCGTATTGGTATAAAAGCAGCGCGGTTATGTCGTTGGTACAGGGTACAGGTCGTGCGATGCGTAGCAAAGATGATTGGTGTGTAACGTATATATTAGACCAGCAAGCGGTTGAAACGTTAGGTAGGTATCCGAGTATAGCGCCTAAATGGTGGCGGGACGCGGTATGGTGAACGGGATTTGACAAAAAAATATGGTGTAGTTAGGTTGGGTATGGTATGGTTAAGTGTGGTTGGGTATGGTAAGGTGTGGTATGATTCTATAGTTATATAATCTAACACGTCGAACTCATGCTTCTAGACTTTTTACTAACTGGATTTTCGTACCAGTCGCTGCTACCTAATTTGTCAACGTCTTCTTCTTCCGGTACAACTTGCGGGTATCCCAGTCCTGGTACTGGGTCTGTTCTTTGTCGATCTTCAAGTAACGTTTCCCAGTTTGGCTGTTGTTCTCTTGTCATACTGGACTCCTTTATATTCGTCATGTTTTGTTATCTGTCTCTTACTTGATATATCCTGTCTCTTACTCGGTATATTCTGTAACGGTAACGTTCGTATACCGCTGATTATTCTCTCTATACTATACAACAAATCCTCTATAATGTAAAGGGTCTCTTCACACCACGTATACTCGTCTACCTTAACTTTTACACGTGTTTCGAGTATACGTTCTCTATCGTTCATATCGCCTTTAAGGTCTAACATCTTTTGTTGAAGTTGTATAGCATCTTTTTCTATATCTTTAGCTTTCTCTCGGATTTCTGTGTCGATTGTAGACCCTTGAACTATTGGAGATGCAAGTTCGATTACCCGTTTTGCAGCGTCTACCAACTCGCTATCGGTGGTTTTGTTATCTGGCGCTATCATTGTTATCTGTACCTTTCACTGTACTTTACTTTATTTTTCCGGTTACATCCACATTCTCTTTAGATTTCCGTAACGGTGCAAACGCCGGCACAACTATAGCGTCGTCTATAATATCTTCGTCTATCGCCTCTTGCATAAACTGTCGTGCATCGTCTTCGTAGTTGAACAACATCGGTACAACGCACCATCCTATGTCAGGCCACCACCAGTTACATGCATTAACGCTAAGATGCGGGTCACGACGACGGATAGCGTAAAAGATTTCCAGTCCCATGTCACGTGCATCTGTAAGAGATATACTTTTTTCATGTTTATAATGTAATCGTGGCATATGTATGTTTTTACCTTGTTTTTAGCTTATACTACCGAATTGACCTAAACCGCACCTTACCCGACCCAACCCTACCTCACCCCACCGAACCATACCTCACCGCAATACATCTATCTCATACACACTCATCCTTTTTATCTATCCCACTCCTAACACTTTCCCAATCGCTATATATACAAACTCTAACGGTGACGTTAGATAATATCCCTGTTCTCTTTGTAATACAACGTTTATTTGATCTATTTTAGGTTCGTTTTTGTTCTCTAAACAATGCGTTAATGTGTGGTGTGTTGTATAATGTTGAATAGCAGTTATATTATATTCGCGTTCACCTTTTCTTATATCATTAGTGGTTATATTACTACTTTTAGTCTGTGTAATGTCAACACTAGCTACTACAACCCCGTTAACGTTTACTATAACCTGTACCATAACCCGTTATTTCCTCTCAAACAACTCGCATTTGCCATCATTCACATCTTTACACAACGGATATTCACCTAACTCGTTCTGTCCCGTTATAGCGTTAAACGTTATAGGTCGCAACTTTGCAGCACACTGATAATCTATTTCATCTTTATCAACAGCATTAACTATTCTATATTTTGGCAACATATGTCGACAATCTTTACACGCTGTTGGCGTTGGATTGGTTGGCTGTTTGGATTTTTTCTTTCTGTTATTTGCCATGTTAGTCTTTCCCCCTTTTTTTATATATCTTTACTCTTATATTAAGGTTGTCGGTTCATTAGTCTATATCTCCGTTTCTTTCTATAGCTTCGTTTTCATGAGACACCATCACACGACGATAATACTCTAGTTTTGCAGATTCTAACGCTGTTATACCCTGTACTTTGTTAGAAAATCTAACACTGTTACCATACATCTCTTTTACAATTCTGTATATTACATAAACTATATCTCCTATCTCTGCTAATTCGTTGTTTGCTAATACATTGAGTAAAGGGTCAAGTGCAACGTCTATTTCGTCACGTCTATACTGTGCTATATATGGCATTATTTGTCTCCTTCTTCTGGTTCTAGACGTTTTTCAGCTTCTATTGCACGTTGCCTCCAATACACCAACATATCTGCTCTATCTTTTAGTTTAGCTTCATAAGAGTCTATTACTAAACTATAAGCATAATCTATTTCTGTTTTTAGTCTAGATATTGCGTCACGTACAGGCGTCTGTCGCCATATATCAGCCATCGTTGTACCTCTTTTTGTTCTCTTTATATACTGCCAAAAACCAGTTACGTTCAGATATACAACCAGATATATAGCCAAAGGTGACATCGAGTGGTTATTACGCATAGTAGTTGGGATTTCCGACATCACCTCTGGCATTAATATTGCAAGCTCTAATCATCCAAATCAATCTACTGCGTCCTCTAACTCTGTAGATTCAGTTTTCGGTTCAGATACGTCAACGGATACTGAATCTTCAAATATGTCAATAGATACTGAATCTGTTTTTGTTAGTGCCTTGTTCTTTTTCTTTGCACAGATAGGACACAATCCAACATCACCATCACCGCATCGGCCTAGACTCATATGTTTTGTTATTGTATCCGTGTCATCGAGATTAACCCATGCCAGTTCTAATCGATCATTAGTTATTGCCAATACCGAAATGGCATGTTTTCGACATCCATCTAAAGGATTATCTATTTGTGTCATAACTTTCTCCTTTTCTGTAATTATGTTTCTGTCTTAACATTTTTCTCCACTCTTTTTTCTCTTCTATATACTGCCAACAACGTATCGGCAGGGTGTCCGCTGTACCAACCTTCTGGACCTTTTAACCAAGCCACTGCGTCTCGCAACTCTGCAATCTCTTGTTGTAAAGCTAGTATTGTATCTTTGAGTTTGGTTTCAGTTACTGAAATGTCGTGTATATCATCCATTATCATTTCTTCCTTTTGTTTTGTCTATCGCCATCAAAAGATGGTTAGCGGTATATTTTGTAAAATCAATGCACGTTGCAAACTGGGCCATTTTATATCGTAGCTTTGCAATCTCAGCATCTAACCGTCCGTTCTCAACAGCTAACTCAGACCATGTCATATACGGGTCGTAAGTCTCGTCAGGGCCGATATACTCCTCGTCTATTTTCGCCAGCGCCTTTTCCAGTTCGGTGATCTGGGCGTTCTTCTTCTTTGCGCACTCGAAACAGCGACAGTTAAACCCGCAAATTAACTCTACCGTCTCAGCTTCCGGACCTTCAGCGTGATAATGTCCAACCCTTTTCTGACACCCACCCAACAGATCTTCACTCATCGTACATTTCTCCTGTTCTATGGTACGATACAACTCGTATTTCAGTTCACCGATCTCGACGTTTCTATTCATTGCACAATCGTAACATAACTCATCTTTACCACAACAGTGGGATTAGACAGGTGATAGGTCGCCCACATCCGTTTCCCACACGCACTCGATAGGTTGTCGCTCATCGTACATTTCTCCTGTTCAGTTTGTGGTGGACAGATAGTTGCGTCCGGTATATGCCAGCTAGGGTCAGGGCCGGCTGTCCAATGAAAATGGCTATTCGTTATGCGCCTCCCGTTTTTTGTAGGTTTACTCATGACGTATCTCCCTTACTGAGATATTCGTCCCGCTCTTCCCGCGTAATGATTCCTTCCGCCCACGCACAGTTCGCGCAGCGGTTACGTTCCGTATGATACGGCGCAAAATAGTCCAGATATATCGCCGGTTCGCGACAATCGGCACAACGTATAATTTCGCTGTCGTCTGTTACAGCGCTCTGTGCCACTCGAAGCCAACCGCGTGGATAGTCAACATCCCACACGAACACCTCGCCCGGTTGACACATGAAGGCTCTACATATGTGTACGTTACTCATTGCTCGCCTCGTGTTCATGCACCTCTTGATAATCACACAGCGTCATACCAATCCTCTCCGCCTAGAAGCCTGTCAGCACACTCTTTACACAGATCAGTTAATCTCTGTTCGCCAAACGGCCCGCGATGTTTAATCTGTACCCAATCCGGCGGTATTACATTTCTAACTTCGTTCTCCGGTACAGCGCCAAACGGCCAGTCAACCTTTCCTACAGCGCCACAACTTTCACAGACTGTTTCGGTATACGTTCGTCTTTTCATTTGTTCTGCTCCTTCCAAAATTACTACGTCTTCTTCTATCGCGTCATACTCTTTATCCGTAAACAATTTCGCACATCCAACACCGTATAGTAAACTATGATTTAGTAACATCTGATTGTCTATCAACCGTCTTCGCAATTCAGTCAAAACCTCGCAAACCAGGTCAACAGACTCTGTTCCGTTATCTGGCACACTGATCACTATTCGATATATCATTTGTCATCCTCCTTACGGTTTATTGGTAAAGAAAAGGCATTGTTGTTCATTTCGATGACATGAAGACCTGAAAGATGAATATAACGCGAACATCTGCCACATTTTAACACCATATCAGATACAATCCACGTCCATTCGTCACTTCCCGTCTCGTCAACAATCGGAACTAGCTTTAACTGGTTACCGCAATCGCATGTTGCAAACAAAGCTATGTATTGTCCGTCTGTAGTCTGTTCTTCCATTGTCTTTTCTCCTTCGCCGTTCATTCAATTCTCCATTGTCCAACCCTTTTTACTTGCGGCCAGCGGTCGGATTCACCCGCCGCCTACCGACTTCACCCTCTCACCGATATTCGTGCCCAGTGCTGTCGGTTGTCGCTGGTAGACCATCAACCGCTGATACACGAGCTTGCGATGTTCGGTCGAGACCTCCTCTTGACGCTACCACGTCGCTACTGGCCGCTGAGAATCAGTTATTCTTCTTCCGTTATCCTTTTCTCCTTTCCCCCATCCGCTATCCCTCAGCAACAGTCTTCTCCCATTCTTCTATAGCTTCGTCACAACATTCTGGCGGTTCTTCCCATGGTTCACCACAATACTCGCATACGTCATCCCATTCGTAGTCAGTACTCACAATCCCGTTAATATGCCTTGTAATGTCCATTATGAGCCTTTCGCAAACACCAATCCATTTCTCGTGGTTTCCTTCCTGATCGCCGTCCTTGAGAAACCAAGGTTCATCTGGATGTACAATCACCCGATAATTATCTCGTCCTTTCATTTCAACGTCCCCCATCCGCTAACCCGCGTTTTCCCATCCACATTCTCGATCCGTAACAACAACTACAACAATACGTGAACTTGTTTGGTTGTAGTATCAACCTTCAGGTTAATGCCCTGTCCATTAGAAAATACGGGAGCCTTGACTTTGCCTCTGCTTGACATTAAGACACCAGCTATGCCGTTTACGACAGGTGCGGGACCATCGTAGTTAAAAATGAACATACCTCGTACCTTTACAGGAATAGCTTCTGCGTTAGCTCTAGAATCAGCAAGCGCTTGCCCGAAGATACGAGATTCACATTCTACAGGTTTATTGTCCACCGTATACTCTCCAACCAACATCACGGCATCATGCTTGGCAATATCCACTCGACCGCTTGATCGCGTTTTGCACGTGATGACTAGCTCTGTTACTCCGACACCTACACTGCCGTATATCATTGTCTTTTCTCCTTATTCAAGCCTTCCACATCCACCAACCCACGTTTCACTACCCACATTCTCGATCCATAACAACAACATTATACGCCAATTTCTATTTCAACCCTTTCATCTTTACCTAACATCCATTGAATTGTATCTATTACACCTCGTTCGTAACTAGACTCTTGAGAAAGATTGAGGTTGATTATTCTTTTAGCTGCTTTAGTTCCCAGAAAGACAATCTCTTGAATATTTCGTGCAAGTTGCACGTCCATCATTGAATCTTTTGTTTCATCGAAGAACATCATTTCCTTTTTGTCCTTATTCAAGTTTCCCCCACCCTTCAAACCGCGCTTGACCGCTAATTCGCAACGGCGGCATCGTCTCGCGCACATCACCCCAATCCAACGGCGACAAGTTACCCGCTGCATCCTCAACCATACATCCCCATTGGATACGACCGATAGGCGGCGACTCGATGACGATATGTAACCGCTGTCCCGGGCACGCCGGCAACTCACAATATCGTGTAACCGTCTCGTCTGTATCGCGCTGGTAGAAATGTACACCTACAACGTCGCTAAACTCTGATGTGTCGGGTACCTGCGCAACCACGGTATACCTGCCTTTCCCACGTATAGTCTTAAATCTATATAGCTCTTCACCAGCAGTTGCAATACCTATTAGTATCAAACTCACTACTATTATTGTCATAGGTTTGACCATTGATGTTTGTCCTCTTTGTTTGTTTATTTGATATTCATACCACGACACCTATAAACAACAATAGGAACACCAGAATCAGTAACGTTAAACAACCACAACCCATAAGACCACAACCCGTTTCAAAAAGGTTATCTATCCTAGACTTACAAATAGTAACAGGTATTGGTTTCTCTGTCGAACCCATACTATCAATCCCCTTTCAGTTCATACGTAACAATCTTTTCGATACATCTGCCTTTCCCACGCACAATCTGGTTACGTACCAGTTCACCTGCCGACGCCGCTACAATCAACGCTACACTCGACACGATTATCGTCATCAACAGCCGGTCAAACTTCGGTTTGGTCATGATACATTTTCTCCATTCCGACATATCTGTTTGCAAAACTGGAGTACAATCCACGTTGCTTGATCCTCCAGCGGTGCCTCCCCTATCATGATATCCGAAACGGGTTGAAGCCACACCATCCCATAGCGGCCCCGTTTAAGGGCATACTCCCATGCGTTACCGACTAATGCTGGCCCGCGATATTCAACATGTATGCCAAGACGTACGGCTTTTTGGACAAGGTACTCCCTGAACATTTGATTGCGTCTATCCAAGATTGCAGAATTAGTTACTCCATTCGGTTTGGTCATCGGTATCTACCTTTAGACGACTCAACTCAAAAGTACAAGGGAGATTGGTTTCAGAAGTTAATGCCAATGCAAGATGTTCTGGCGACATTTTTATAGTAACTATATGTCTATCCAAATCGTCTTTCAAACTAAACCGAAAGTGATAACCTGTATCGTATAGGTGTATGCAGAAAATCGAAAACTTACCGTTCATTCTCTGACTCATGTAGTATCCTCCATCGTTTCTTTGTCCGATACCCACACAACGCCTGTACCGTCACAGTTCGTACACATACAGGGTTGCATATCTGTCAATGGATACGGCAATATCTGTGGGTTTTCGTAACAAGTCTCTGCTGCTATCTCTTCTGCTTCTTCTCGTGTAAGCGGAATAGGCTCCTTTTGTAGAAAACTTGCCGCATATTCCTCATTATCAACTCTGCCTCTCCAAGGGTATATGCCTCCGACATAAACACACCATACCCGCTGTTCCTCTGTCTTTTCTGGCCATGGCCGAACTTTGCAACACCAGCCAAGATCGTCCGCAACCTGCCACATAGCACGCATCGCTGCGTGTTTTGTATCGTAAAGACACTGTGCGACATAAGGTGTAGAGAAACGTGCCCATCCTTGGTTAGCGATAGTTGTGATGTTCTCGACTCGCGAGACGTATTTGTCCTCGCCCGCCGCCTCTGCACCTATATCTATTACAACGTACTGTTCGTGATTGGGTATTAACGTGTTCATATCACATTCTCCTATGCTTCTGTGTCTGGTATCCACACAACGCCTGTACTGTTGCATGCGTCACATTTACCTGTACCGTCACATGCATCGCATCTACAAGATTTCGTATACGGTGGCGGATATGGCAATATCTGCGGGTTCTGACCAGGACATGCTTCAACTGTTTCTTCTGCTTCCTGTCGTGTAAGAGGGACGGGATACTCTCGAAAAAACTTGGTACTGCCTTTGCCAAACCGACCACGCCAAGGGTATGCAGCTTCACTGATGTAAACACACCACATCTGTTGTTCGTCTGCTTCTGCAATTACCCGCTGCTGGCGCATTCTCGCAAAGGCGGCGTTACTCGTCTGTGCGGCCAGCATATCGTCGTCTTCGGCTTCGTCTGAACTGTACCGCTGTTCGTCTGTGTTTTCTGGCCATGGCCGAACCTCGCAATGTGCATTATACTCTCTAGCACAAGCGGCAACCTGTTCTGCTGTTGCTTTGTCAAACTGCCAATCAGCTATATACTCGTCATCACCAGCACAATGCCATAGTTTAGTAGGCGTACATAGTTGTAACGTTCCATTTATCCATCCAAGATATTTACAATCATCATCTATATCATCATCTACACCCAAATCTACTACGACATACCGCTGTTCGTCTGCGTGTAGTGGATCGTGTGATGGTACTAACGTGCTCATATCATCTCCTCCTCGAAACGTCTCGTCAGATTTGAAACTGTCCCCGGTTTGACGTGTGCTCGGATAAAATCACACATGCGGGGGTATTGACGACTATCTTCTCTGGTAGCACACCAAACATCCATATCAAACCCCGCATCGTATAGTTTGAGCCACAATTGAGAGAGATCGAACGACGTAGGCCAAGTCTCGCAGTGATATGCCATTTCCAACACCCATAACATCCAGTGTGGACGAGTGCAGTTTTTGTATGCCCACAGTAACCCGTGGTTTCCAACCCAGTCTCGTGCTGCTTTACAAGCGCCTACTTCTTCTAGCCATTTTGCAAAAGTCATGTCGTTGTATCCTCCTCGTTACGTCGATCTCTCTCCAATACATAGGACGGTGGCAATAACGAGTTGTTCCAGTACCCGTCCAGTTATTCTTTTGTTTTTCCGTCTGTTGAACTTTTATCAAACAGATAATGCGCCAACCCTAACGTTAAACATAAAAACACCATTATACCTGTTATACCAGCGTTGATTAGCCAGACGTATATTACTATACGAATTAAAGTTTCCATTGTTATGTTGTTCCTTTACAAGTTGTTGTTTAATCAATTACTTCATACCACATTCGCACAATACGCACATCATTATATGGTAAAGGAACGTTAGTTGCCTCTCTATTCGCAATCTGACGTCGTTCATCAACAACAGTGTCTCGTGCATTTGCTAACGTTCGTTCACTTACAAACTCTGTCCATATACCATCTTCTAATATCTGTGTTCCATATTCGCCGCCCTGTAACCCTATTTCTTTCGCTTGTTTCTTTGTCAATCGTTTTTTAGACGTTGGTTTTTTTCTTAACCTTTCAGATTCATATTTCATTGTTGTTCTCCTTCTTTTAGGTCGTTCCGTTTCGAACACGTACAGCAACTATCTGTCAACACTCGCAATTCCTTTGTTATGACCTGTATTAGCCATTGTTATACCTTTCCCTTCCTTTTTACCAATCCCAGTTATTTCCGTAACACACTTCTAACAGTCTGCGCTGTCCATGGTCTACCTTGTCGTGTCGGATACCCTTCCTGATTCATAACTTTAGCAATTTCCGTCATACTCAACTGTCGTTTCCCACGTCCTTTACCAACCGTTTTAGCACGTAACTCTTTACATCGCGCTATAGCTGCTCGTTCTTTTGGATCACATTCTCCATACGCTTTTCGTCCTTCACATTTACCTCCGTTAGCTTTACGTTTAGCACGTCGTGCCGCCGCTAACCGCAACACAGTCATACTTTTATCGTATTCTGCTATCGCACCTAACAGTTGTCGGATAAGTTTCCGACCGGGATCGTCGCTAGCAAGATCGTCACCTTGTGTAGCAGATATTAGATCAACCCCTTGTCGTTTGAAGTTCTCTGCAATAGCTTCTTGTACAACCAGGTCACGTGCTAATCTGTCTAGACTTTCGACAACAACATGACGTACACCGTTCCGTTCAATTGCTAACAACAGATCACCTAACGCAGGTCTGTCTGTAATTGTACCGGTTGTACCCGGTTCTACAAACACACGTATAAGGTTAAGATCATGGCCAGCAGCGTACCGTTCGATAATTTCACGTTGCCTTTCAAGTCCATGTCCCGTAATCTGTCCTTCACCCGATACACGAACATACCCGTAAGCGTTGGTCATTAGCTTGTACCCTCCTCGTCTTTTAATTTGTCTAATAACCGTTCAACATGTTCTGCATCAGACAACGTATTTTCACGTAAATCGGGTCGTAACTGTATGATTTCATGTATTAACCTGCCGACTATAAAAGATAACCATGCTTCTATAGAAGAAGGTTTAACTGTATCGCCATCAGAACATGACGTTTTTAAGACATTATGTGCAAAAACGTTCATCATTAGCAATATTTCTGCTGGTAAAAGGTTAAGTTCATGTGATTCTATATCTCTATCAAAATACGTTTTCGTCTCATTATTTAGAAACCGCGTTAAATCTTCAAGCGCAAAGAAATGTGTATCGTCTATAGGAATAAACGTCATTTTATATGTCCTACCTTACATTCTGTTGATATTAACAGCGGTTACCAAACACACTATACACGCTATACCAGTCATAATTGCGTTAGCTAGATATATTGAACCTAGACATATTGACATATCATCTTCTGCCAACCAATACACCGCTGATTGGACAACAAACGATACGGTTAGAACACCTGTTATAACGCCGGCGATTAGAAGATATATAACGGTTTGGTTACGAGGATCAAACATGTCAGTTGTTCCTTTTAGATGAACACTTCTTATGGAGACCACAAACAATGTAAGGAGACTAAACCATGGAAGCTTTACTATACAACCAATACGGTAAACCATTTCAACACAATCACGTTTACCAGTCTGTGGTCTCCATAAGAAACGTCTAGCTATCCCGACAACACATCTACACAACAACATATCTGTCTATACAACACATAACATATCTGAACATTTGTTGTTATAGGCGTTTGACTTGTACCCTTCAGCTAACAGGTTGGATTCCACACCCAACACCGCCCGTCGTTGCTTTTATCCAAGGCAAGTTGTCGTGCACAACAACTCGGTGTATGTCTTTTCACACCCTTGCGGCGCATATGCCAAGGTACCTGCCACTTATCACCAGCTTCATTTTTGTTAAGCTCTGTTAGCTGTTGTTTTAGTATATGTGCCTCTTATTCTATATACAGTATACCATATCATACAACAGTTTGTCAAGAGGAAATATCGGTTATCAGTTACATGAACCATCTTATCCCGTATCCTTTTTTTGCTTTTCAACAGCTTCAAACACCGTATTCCAATTCTTATCGCTCATTCTAATAGGCATAAGTACTTGATCACTGGTACCGGGCACAACAATGTTAAGCGCCTCTTCAGTATCTATACCCGCCATATTCGTTTGTATAGTCACAGTTGTACCGTCTCTTTTGTTACTACCTTTTAACGCATCTTCCATATATTTGTAGTTAAATGCAAGTCTGAACATGTTGTTATCGTTAGACCGCATAATATACGGGATACTATATTCTGTTACGCCAACTTCAGAATTATATGCATACAACGTAACTTCTGAATCAACTACCATATATATGCAGTTTAAGCGTTTGTCACACATAGGCGACACGCATTTGATTGCTGACAGAAACGTGTTAATGTCCAGTGTAACGTTACGATTATATGTATTGTCAGTTGGCATGATGTTTTGCCAGTTAGGATACCGTTTGTCAACTAGATAGGATGTAATGGTAGTTGTGTTTGTTTCGTCTGGATCGTCTAGGTTACCGATACGCATTTCTATCGGTCCTTTGATTTCGTTTGGATTTTTGGTACCAGGATCGTTTGAAACGCCAAAAAACGTTATATCTTTGTTTGCAGAAGTTTTCTTATATAATCCTACAATATCCTGAACGGTATATATTGGCAAAGTAAACGTTCTATGTTTCTGTGGTACAGCTCGATGTGGCAAATCGCGTTTAACAATCATCCTGCATCCGTCTGTAGCTATTAACGTAAACAGGCTGTTATCATAAAACTCGTGACGGATACCTAACAGACTGGCACGAGACCTGTCAACAGTTTTAAGTACCGGTAACATTTGTTTGTATACCGGTACCAGACAAGACAACGTAACACATGTATACCAGTCTGGCGTTTCCATAGGCGGTTTATCGGGAAAATCGTCAACGGGCATGGTATACAACGCTGCGTTATTAACATATAACCGTTCGTTGCGATGTTCGTTATCGTTAGCAGATACCAGTTTAATCGTTACAGTTTCAGTGTTTATTCCTTTAACCGTCTCTGCTAACTGTTCGTATCCAACACAACACGCACCGTACCCGCTATCATACTCAACTTTAGCCGGTACAGTTTCAGTACCATACAACTTCAGATCGGTCGCGGTTATACTAAACGTCTGCCAATCAAGGTTAGCAGAAAGTTTAACATGTCGTAACATAGGTATACTTTGGCTTTTAGCGATTCGACGTTTAGCGTTACGCAACATAGACCGTAACGTTTTAGTATCTATTGTAACGTACATTGTCATAACCCTTTACATTATAACCTTCTGTTAAGTCCTGGTTTCTGCTGTACTAGGAAGTGATATTGGCGTTTCGGTTCTTTACACGTTCAACGCCTTCATAAGTAATATCACCTAACACAACGTTATCAGCAAACCATGGTGACAAAGGGTTATGCTGTCCGTTCTCTTCTAAAATCCTCTCTGCATCTTTCTCGTCAACTGCATCGATTTCTTTGTAAACATACGCAGAAAACTCGTATCCGACTAGAAACTTGGCCATTAGACAGTCTCCTTATTTGTCCCTGGCGTTATATGTACTACACAACCACAACAGGCTTCTTGACACAATATCTCTGCGAACTTGTTGGCAGCTAAAATAGCTGTTACGCTGTCGTCATAACGTCGAACACGACCGTCTGAATCTTGCATATACAACCGTTGGCCAACACAACAGTTGTTATACACTAAATCGCAACCTGCATAATGTTCCGACGGCGATACAGTTTCGATTACAGCGTTAAAACTCATTTCACGTGGCATTGATCTGGTCCTTTCGTTGGTTATAGATACTTGTGTTACTTAGATCGTTCGTCAAAAAGCTGATACAAAAACTGTTTAGTCGCATATGTTTGTTTACTTAACTCAAACAAACCCGCACATGCAGCTTCAATATCAGCAAATCCGTTTTTAAGTTTTCTTTCCAATTCATCTGACATTTCAACCTGCGAAAATACCTGTTGAATTTGTCGTAACCCACTGTCAAGCCATTGTCGGATTGATGACGGCGAATACTGAATTGGATGTGGCGAATGATTGTAACCCATGAGTTTAACCTCCTTTACTTACCTTACCTTCCGTCGTTGTACGTTCGACACTCTGTTGAACTGGCTACTAAAACTTACAACTGCATCTGTAATCGTTTTACGACTACCGTTTATCTTTATATCAGCGTCTATTACCTCGGTCACAAATTGGTTTAACGCCTGTAAATATGACGCTGACACACGTAACCCGATCCGCTGCGATTTGATATAGGTTTTTACAGCGTGCTGGTTAATCAACACTGTACCTGTTCCTCTTGTCCTTTGTTCTATCGTTTGCGCCATCCATAATGTAACAAGTATTATGCCAACCCGTTAAACGCAAATCAACACAACACATCATACAACATATCTGCCAATAATACAAATAACACAACACACACAACACAACGCGCTAATACAACGCGATATACACATGACACAATACAACACACCATATCACAACACAACACACCGTGCCAGTACATTACAATACAACGCATGACATATAATACGATATATGTTACCAGCAAACAGGATAATAATAACCTATACTACGAATTATGGTCGCCAATACTGAACATATGTTCCTGTGAAAACTTTGCGCAGTAACCGCGCAAAATGTGCGCACTTGTAACCTGTTATATATCAATAGGTTATATATACCAGAGAAATTGTCTGCGCAAAAGTTGCACAGGGAAAAAGTTGCCTAACGCTATATATGGTGGTTTAAGTCTCGCGTATACTATATCTTGTGTTTTGACTGGTTGGCACGGTTGTTGTTACATTGTAGGCGGTAAGAGTCAAAGGCAAGGGTAGGTAAAACCAAACCAACTAGAGGAGAGAAAACAATGTTGCAAGCATCGCTGTTGACCGAAGACGCCGATATAACCGAACCGTGCGAAGATGACGAGTGTACGTTGCGGGTATTCAATTATGATAAGGAATGCGGGTATCCTGTAGCATCAGGCCCATTATCGTGGTTGAATTCCGCAAGGATTACAATCGATCCCTGCGAAGACGCGGTACATTGTGTTGTTTCTGTTGGCGATCCGCGTGGCGGATTCTGTTTTACAGTTCGCCGGATGCCTGACAGTCGATTGGTAATCTATACACCGTATCCGGGCGAAGATTTACCACACGAACAGACACAAAAACTAGACGAAGGGATATTAGTTGTCGGGTATCTTACCGACTGTAAAGACCCGCGCACTTTTGTTGCTGGCGATTATAGCGATGAACCAGAGGAGATCGACGAATGAAAGTCTGCGAAAATTGTGGTATCGAAATCGGCGGACGTGACGGGGTAGACCAGTTATGTCCCAAGTGCGAAGCGTGTGACGGCGATAAACGGAAACTTGCGAACCGACGGCATAACGAAGGTCGACGTGCACGTGACCAAGCTATGCGGGATTTGGGGTTGGTGAAAGTGCACGGTGCGTTGGGTGGCACGTATTGGGAGTAAACAGGTACACACTCACAAAAGACAGCAAGAGGTGAGATAACGTGAGACAGTACAATCTCGGTAAATCAACAGCAGTTTACGTACCCGACTTGAGTATCGAGGAACAGTGCAGAATCGAGATCAGGGATGCGTTGGCAGGTAAATCGTCTCTGAAACGGGCGCGGAAACTTATCCGTAAAGCCACTACATTTTCAGCGGCGCAGATAGAACGGATAATCAGATCGGAACGAGAGAGGATAAGATAATGCAACAAGATAAAACACGGGGAGTAAGAAGATGAAAACGTTCAAAACAGTCGATAAAAGGGTAAGAGAAGAGATAGCAACATGGACGGACGTAGTAATTGACCCTTCGGTGGAACGAGCAATAGCAGTGGCGGTGTTTGGTAATCTGTCTATCCTATTTATCGGTTCCCCAATGGCGGAGAGGATTGCAGCGTTGACCGTACAAGCTAACTGGGGTACTGAATCTTCTCCTCAAAAGATTACAGCCCGTGGGATGTTATGTTGCCCTTGTGGCAACCTTTGGTCACCAACACGATTATGTCTCTGTTCAGCCGAAGCGATAGCAGAACATCGTATTACTGTGCTACAAGCGGCCCGACACTTTGATATGATGGTGGAGGTTAGAGACAGCGATTATGACGAGGTGGTGGAGGTGTTATCAAAACAAGGTATCTACAACAAAGTTGAACCGGTAGGCCAAGACATTCTCCGGGCCGCTTATGATAAGATCGGGCTCTTACCGGATGCTCTGTTCAAGGTACTAAAGATTGCCGAACAGATCGCGTTATCAGCAGGTAGCACCGACAAAATACGGGCTGAACATGTTGCCGAAGCTGTCCAGTATCGAAACATACTTGATATAGTAAGGAGATAGTTAGCTTTATATAGCGAATAAAGGAATCGAGAAATGATAGGAACGAGACGAGATACGATGAAAATTGCAATTTATACTAACGACCATACTATGTCTGCTGGTTGTCGTTGTTATGACGAAAGCCTGTTCGATAGCGATAACGTAATAACATACGATCTTAGCGACCGTGAAACAATAAGATCGTATATTCGTAATTGCCGAAAGTTAGCAGAAAAGTTGTCAGATGACAAAAGTGTATTTTACTCACGCATTGCAGAAACGCTGGAAAAAGCCATAGACCAACAAGAAGGGAGGTGAAATACAATGTCACAGCAGACGATATGCGACAGGTGCCACCGTCCGATTGAAAACAACATGGGTTTCTATAAACGGGTGGTGGTATACGATGAACCCGACGCCGAACCTGTAGCAGACCATGAGTTTACGGATCTGTGTGCCAAGTGTTATGATATTGTGGCAGACAGATTGGCGAAACTCGAATGTGGAAGACGCGGGAGAAAAGCTACAAAACCAACAGCAGAATAACATTTTATACCGGCTATTAGCATTTCCTCCCTTTCCTCTACTTACCTTGCCCTTGTGCTAATAGCCGGTACCTTTTATGTCGTGATACAATACAATACACGCAATACAACACAGCTAATACAACACAATGCACGTAATACAACACACCGTAACCTGCACAACCTGACACAACACAACGCAACCAACACAATACAATGCGATGTAGCTAATAATACACTGCAACAATACAACGGTAATACACCCACTACACTTACCACACGCAACACACACAACACACCTACCAGACGCAACAAGCACAACCTGACTCAACACAGTACAAGGACAGACAATGCCAACCATATGCCTTACTATCTACACGTGGCACCGGATCTATATCGCCGGCAATGACTAGACCAAGGCCTATGTGCTATCTCAACCCGAAAACAGCGTCCAAAATTGCCCCAGATTCAACGATCTCAATCAATCCTTTGTGATTGTACTTGTGAAATAAGAGGTTTGAAGCATTCAGTTTTGTGAAAAGCAGATCGGACGGCACATCAGGTATACGACATACCGTCCGACTGGTTGCAGCGTGCAGTCTCGCTATTTGACTTTCAGCATGTTCAACATAGCGTCAACAAGCGCTTTAACGGTTTCTACTTCGTTGGCATTATCACGCAAGACTAACAGTTGCGCGTAATCGTCTAGCTGTACCACAACGTCATTGTCACCGGCCAACGTCACAGTCTGGTTTGTTTGTTCCATGCGTATTGTCTCCCTTGTACCCGTACCTTTACTTAACTCGCAACTGTCAACAATAAATCGCCTTCAACCCAAACCCACGACAACCCGTTGACGGTATGCGCTTGCAAGATTTTTGTGGCTTCGTCAAGCAATTCGTAGGCAGCGTCTATGTCCAGTCCGTCGATCTTATGGTTTGCCTGCCACAGTTCTGCGGCCAGACTAGCGTTATACTCGTAGACCATGCCGCCAACCAAATCGACCGCATGACCAACCCCAAACGCACCGTCAACGTAACAGCCACAGTCTTGTTTCAGGTACCGAGTGTCAACCTGCAACATCAGTTCCACCTCCCTTCTCTAAGTGCCTCTAAAAGTACATGTTATCTCTTCGCGCAAAAATCAAGTTCCATCTTAATTTCCGCTTTTGGTCCACAATGTACCCGCCATATCTTTCCATCGAAACTCGGCACATAACCCGCATACCAAAGATCACATAATGGTTTCCATGGTGTCGGACCAAAATGTTCGACGTGTTTCCATTCTGTAATGTTCGGAAACAACCCACCAATATAAGCGTAAACCGCATCCAAAGCCGCATCCCCGACAGCATTCCTGATCGTATCCCAAATAGCACTCCTAACAACATTCCAAACCGCACCCCAAACCGCATTCCAAACCGCATCCTCAACAACATTCCAAACCGCATGCCAAACCGCATCCCAAATTGTATTCCAAATTGCATATCCGACCGTACTTCTGACCGCATGCCATTGATAAACCCGCTCTTCGATCCACTGATCAGATACATTACGCGGTTTTCGGTGAAACGGCTGTATAGGATGATTTGCCTCATATAATCGGAATCCCGCTAATTCATCCTGTTCCGCTTTGCCCAACTCGCCCAATACTCGCACAGCAGAGCACCGGATTTTAGTATCATCACCGGTAATCACATCCAAAGGTTCAACGAGGTAATATCGAGATGGGCCTGCCTGCCAACGGATGACATCAAGTAACGTCGGTGAACAATGTATTCCTCGACCACACGGGCCAACATCGGCAGGTTCGGGATATTTTTCACGTACAACCGCACCTTTCCGCCATTTGGTTTTGCCGTCATAATGCGATGTTCTGTCCAACCGCACAGCTTTGTAATACGTGTCCATTGTTTTATCCTTTGCAAGTCTGCCCGGGTTTGGTGTGTCAACTTCAACCTCGCGCAGATCACAAGCCTCGTATCTGCGACAGTTGCAGGATCCGTTGTTCGGATGTCCCCAAATTAAGAGTTTAGCTTTCATTGTCTCATTCCTCCTTATCTGTTACACAACACAACACACAACACAACACACAACACACTACACAACACAACACACAACACACTACACAACACACTACACATTATCTTCGCAAGCGGCGGCTTCAGCTTCAAGCCGTGCTGCTTCCTTGCGATATTTCCGGACACACATACCTCTGTCTGCAAGTTCTCGTAATGTCTGCGCTTGACGCAGTTTTTGTTCTCGTTCCGAAACAGAACGTCCGCGCGGTCTGGCAAGTCCTGTTTCTCCGAACAAGGCCTTGCTGAGTCTCTCTTGTGCTATACGTCGCTGTCGTTTCGACATTCTACCGGACGGACTGGACAATGCGATTGCATCAGACATTGTGTCCGCTGTTCTATCTGGCAATTTCGCCATTGTGTTTATCTTCCTTATCGTTTACAACACAACACAACAACACACCGCAACACAGCCAACACAACACAACAACACACCGCAACACAGCCAACACAACACAACAACACACCGCAACACAGCCAACACAACACAACACCT